CGTAGACAAATTGCACACCGCAAGAGTGTTGCAGAAGGCAAGACTGATAGACTTGCTGATCTACTGGACGAAGCAGCCAAAGAGATTCTGATATTGCAGTCAACGTTGGCTGAAGCAACCAAGCATACCATCGGAAGGGACAACTTTCAACCATGAACAATAAAATAAGAGGCTAATATGGCTGTAGTAGGAAGAAAGCAAATGACTTACCTTGAACGTAGTAAGTTATTTAAAAGTAAACCCAACAAAACACGTTATTACACAAATAAACTCATAAATGAACATGCACCCTTGATAAATTCATTTACCAAGACAGACTATCAACTGTATGAAAAGCTGTTGCATGCATACAAGCGAGTTGATCCAATGTTGCGTTACTGTGAACATAAAAACCAACAAGGGCCAGTTATTGCACTGGCACTGATACGCAAACAAAACTTGAAGCTGCATCAAAAGCTCATACAAGTGTTGAGACATAGATGGACCTGGATAGCCCAAGTTAAACAGGATGCTGTTAACATGGACAGCAATAAGTTTTGGTTTAGGATGTCAGTCTCCATGCAACGTAGATGTCAGGATGGCAATTATGAACTTGATCCAACATGGACTGATAGAGCAGTTCTAATAGACTTTCTAAAGGCACAGTACAGCAAGCAAAAAGGACTATGTGCAGTATCGGGAGAACCATTGGAATTAGCAATTGGATCAAAAGCAACCAATGGTAACAAGTGTAGTCCTGATAGGCGTAACAATAATAGGGGCTATGAACCAGGCAATGTTTGGTTTGTATGCTGGTGGGTAAATCAAATGAAAATGGAAATGCCAATGATTACTTTTTGGAAGCGAGTTGATATATTGGCAACACAGCGTACCAAGTAAAAAGTACTACTTTTACTTGGTTGACATATAAACCGTTGTATTGTATAATATACACAACGCAAGGAGCACAGTAATGTTTAGTATACTCAAATTCTTTTGGTTGGTGAGTCGTTCTTCGTGGAACATCATGAACCCTAACATAAATCCACTGCGGCATACTCCTGCACACATCAAATACTTTGCTAGTATTTTGTTGGGATGTTTTTGGAGTTTGGCGTTTGGTATTTACATTGGTGAATTGCTTACAATTGGTTACAACATGATTGGGCACATTGCCATCATCAGTATGGTGTTTGGTACTTGGGCTGTGTTTCGCACAGTGGGGAATACGTCTGGCGCGCGTGGCGGCACTGTGCAATGGTTGCGAGCACCAGATCACAGCAGTCGTTGTGACGAGCTTACTGATGAACAGCGACTAGATGCTGCGAATCGTGCTGATAAAATGCTGAAAGAAACAGTATGAACGAACAAATTAAACTACTCGCTGATAAAATCTGGAGTTTAGACATTGAGCCTAACCCTCATTTTCAATTATGTTTACAAGCGTTTGCAGAATCGATTGTGCAGGAATGTGTGAGTGTTGTGAATGTGTGGAGTGATGAAAAACCTTGCTCTGAAGGGTACGATATTCTGACTGTGAGCAAGATCAAACAACATCTCGGAGTTGACTAATGGGTTGGACATATGAAGTGAATGTTTGGGATGGTCCTGTTGATGGGCTATATAACTGGTTGCAGATATATGCAGGTGGAAGTATAATCATGGCAGTATACAATATGTGGTGGGCGAAACGCCATGGATGGAAATGCATTAAACTGGAGTATCGACCATGAACAAACAAATCAAACTACTTGCTGAACAAGCTGGAATGCACATTGTTGAAGATCGATTTTCGACCCACGGAAAATTTGCTGAAAAGTTTGCCCAATTGATTGTGGCGTTGACAGTGTGGCTGGTATTAGAGAACATTTTTTTGGAATTGAAGAATGAGTTCAGCAGTTGAATATTTTGCCAACAACAGGCCAAAGCCTAAATACCACATAGGCGATCGTGTTGAAGGATATTTTAAAAAAGCACCCTGGGTTGGCACAGTTGGGTGTGACAACATGCTTAACCAAACTGAAGGACCGCTGGTGGGCGTACATCTAGACTTGCCATTGAAAATTGATGATGTGGTGTATCAATACATTCGAGTTAAATACAAAGACGTAAAACGAAGAACATAATGATTATTTACAGCAAAACATGCAAGGTCACAGCAGTTGCAACCAATAAAACAATGGATGCTGATATCTTGTCATTCAATGAAGGTAAAAGCATCAGTGTAGCACTGAACAAATCAGTCAAGTTGCTGATGAACTGGAACGGACAATGCTTTGAAGGCAAGGCAGCAGGTATGGATTTTGAAAGTGCTGGACCGGGGACAATTAGTATACCCGGACGTCCACGAGGATAATTACTATGGACAATATGGAAGATATTGAATTAAATCTAAACAATGACGAGTTGTTGCAACTGTGTTTGATGGCTCACAAACGTGACATAACACTGAATGCGTTGATAACAGAAATACTAACTGAACTAATGACCAGACTGAACAAGGAAACAAATAATGAAAGTACAACCTAAAGACACAAGTAAGGGACATTTTTATGTGAGTCTTGTCAAGAGTGCAACACGAATTGCTGCAGGCATTGCTCTTATTTGGCCGCAGAATATTATTCTTGCAGGTATATTTTTAATTGTTGCCGAGATGCTGGGTATTGCTGAAGAAATGGTATGATCCAATTTAGGAAAACAAAATGACAGCAATTAAAAAAACAACACGTAAGAAAAGCAGCGTACTAGCAGTGATTGACTCAACAGGCAAAACAAAGCCGTTGAAGGAAGTAACCGAAACACGCTATCATAAAAAGTTCACTTACTATACCAACGACAACATCATCGGACGTAGTTTAAGAATGTACGGTGAATACGGACAGCCTGAAATTGAGTTCTTGCTTGATATAATTGGCAACATAACAAACAAACCTACAATAATTTATGATGTGGGTGCCAATATTGGTGTGCATGCCACTGCATTTGCCAGTGCAGCCAGAGCCGAAGTTCATTGCTTTGAACCAAATCCGTTGAACTATGACATGTTGAAACTCAACACAAAAGGTCTTAAGAATGTCACATTGCACAAAGCAGCAGCTACCAATGTAGCAGGTGATATTTTGATTCAAACGTTTGATCCCGAAGTGCCGGGAAACTACGGCGAAGTCCTTATCAACAAAGAAACAGGCGTCAAAGCAAAAGCTGTTCGACTTGACGAAGTTGATATTCCTGCTCCGAACGTGATTAAAATTGATGCTGAAGGTTCCGAACTTGGTGTTATCCAAGGATGTCTTGCAAAGATCAAAGAAAACTTGCCGTTGGTATACTACGAAGCACAAGAGTCTCCGCACTTGGATAAGATTCATAATATTCTGACAGAAATTGGTTACCATCTATACTGGGGTTGCATTCGTAACTACAATCCCAGCAACTTTAAAAACAACACTGACAACATTTTTGGAACCACTGCATTGTTCAGTGTGGTTGCTGTTCCGCCTGGTTGGTCAAAGGTTGAAGGACTAGAGCCCGTTACAGATGCACAAGACAGTTGGAAACGTTTTATTACTCCAGTTGCTGAGTAATCAATTTGCTCTAAACAAGCAATTTGGGACTTGATAAGCAGTGAAAAAGATTTTCACTGCTGTCTTTTTTATTAAATATCTGTATGGAAAATAAAGAAATTACCATTGCTGACTTGGGCTTGTTGAAAAACATCATTGACCTTGCCAGCACACGCGGTGCATTCCGTGCCGCAGAGATGAAAGAAGTGGGCGAAGTTTATAATAAACTTACAGCCTTTTTAGAATTAGTAGTAGCACAAGCCAAGGCCCAGGATGAAACCCAGGCCAGTAACACAGGAGAGTAAAATGGCATTTATGAAACACGTAGGTAAACATGGCGACCGAAAGGTCTGTGTATTGTACCGTCAAGTCCCCGGAGATGATCACATGTGTTTGGTGATTTACCCAGAAACTCTACACGCACACTGGCAAGATGCTGTGCAAAAAGTTTTAGAAAGTGAGATCGGACAATCAGCAGAAGAATTTGCAGATGCATTGCATCGCAGTTATCTTCCAGACGGTCGGCCAATCTTGGAAACATTACATTCAGAACGAATGATTAAGAAAATTCGCACTTCGGATGTTCTTGTTACGCCAACTGGACAAGCAAAAATTCGCCTGGACGAACTCAACAAGATGTTGAACGAAATGAAGCAAGGCGAGGATGCTGTTCGTCGTTTAGCAGAAAGTGATGCTAGCCGTGGTATGGTTGCTCCTGACGTCAAACGCAGAGCTGAGGCAGCATACAAAGCAAGTCAAGTTGCAAAGTCTGCGCCAGGATATGTTGATCCACCGGCACTGAAAGCCAGCGAAGGCGGCGCTTTGAGTGATCGAGACATTGCTGCCAACATGTTGGCACAAGCACAATCCATGGAAGCAAATGCCAAAGCAATGGTTGCCGAAGCTGCCAAGATGAAGAAGGATGCTGAAAGAATGGATCCAACAGTTAAACGTCCAAGTACAGCAAAAGCAAACGCAGAACGTGTGGAAGTGGCAGACGCACCAAAAGCCAAGCGCACTCGTGGGCCTAGCAAAGTCAAAGCTGTGTAGATGGCAAAACCAAGTGACGATTTTGTCGCCGCCTGGGAACGCATAATTGCAGATATAACAAAAACTGACGTACCACTTGAATGCATTAAAAAAGTAGTGCTTAAATTTCACGGCGGACGTCAGAAGACTTTTAACATAGCTACATTAAAAAAACAAGGGTTGGAAATGGACGAAATTGAATCCATGCTGACTCGAATTTTAGATGTAGGAAACGATCAAATTCGTGATGTAGATTTTGTTGTAGATGTAGTCTCTGTTGCCAATCTTGTTCAACCCGAAACCAATAAAATTCTAAACGGTCTATAATTGATGAAGCTGATAATAGCATGTACTCCCAGTGGAGGGATAGGCTATAAAAACAAATTGCCTTGGAGTAACATCCAGGGCGATTTGCTGAGATTTAAAAAACTCACAACTGACAAGGTTGTGGTTATGGGACGAAACACTTGGGAAAGCCTACCAAAAAAGCCGTTGCCCAACAGATTGAATTTTGTAGTGTCCAGTAGCAACCTGCAATTGCCCAATGGTGCTGTACAAGTACACAATCTAACCCAGCTTGGTAACTACAACGAAGCATGGCTCATAGGCGGCGTTGCACTGGTCAACAGTAGTTGGCAACTTATACATGAAGTACACTTGTCGTTGACCTTTGCCGAATACTCTTGTGATACCTTCATTGATCTGTTAAAATTACATGAAGAGTTTGCATGTATAAACACTGAAGAATTTTCTGATCATGTATACCAAATTTGGAAAAGAAAATGAAACAATACTTAGACTTGCTTGAAGATATTTTAGAAAACGGTGAATCCAAAGACGACAGAACAGGCACAGGTACTATAAGTGTGTTTGGTCGACAACTTAGGTTTGATCTACGTGAGTCTTTTCCTGCTGTTACTACAAAAAAACTAGCATGGCGTGCCTGTGTTGGCGAACTGTTGTGGTTCCTTGAAGGATCAAGTGATGAGCGTAGACTTGCTGAACTAACGCACGGCACACGGGAAGGTGTTGTTACTATATGGACACCCAATGCACTTGCTCCGTACTGGAAACCCAAGGCACAGTTCAACGGAGACCTTGGTCGAGTATACGGTGTACAATGGCGTAATTTTGGTGGAGTAGATCAAATTTCGAAACTCATTAAAGGACTGAGAGAAGATCCCAATGGGCGTAGACATATTGTTAGTGCATGGAATGTAGGCGAGCTAGATCAAATGGCCTTGCCACCGTGTCATGTCATGAGTCAATTTTATGTCAACAAAAACAAAGAACTCTCGTGTCATATGTATCAGCGCAGTGTAGACGTGTTCCTCGGACTGCCTTTCAACATTGCTAGTTATGCATTGCTGACACACTTGATTGCACAGGTGTGTGGGTTAACAGTCGGCGAACTGGTTATCAGCACAGGAGATACGCATATCTACTCCAATCATGTGACACAAGTCAAAGAACAACTAACACGATCACCTGGTCAAGGCCCTACGCTTGAATTGAATCCTGATGTTGTTGATATTGACAAATTCACAATGGACGACATACAGTTGCAGGACTATACATCAATGCCGTCAATCAAGGCACCAATGGCAGTATGATAACTTCGGCTGTGCATAACAAAGTTTCGTCTATTGTGGTACACACATTTACGTCGGTTGATGTAGATGATCCTGACTTGTATGCTGCTGTGTCACTAAGCAAATGGCAAGACAGCGAGTTGGGTCAATGGGTTATGGAACATGCTGTAGAAACGCCGTGGTGGGAATATACTCCGGATCTAAGATCTTTGGATCTAGGATACTATCTTACATACAGAATATGTGCTAAACTTACCAAAGCCGATCAAGTTTTTTATAGATTGAAATTTGAATGAATATATTAGTAACAGGTGGCTGTGGATTTATTGGGCACAATGTTGTACAAACATTAGAGCAACTTACACACACAGTTGCTGTAATTGACAACAAAACCACTTACGGCATTATTCCGCAAGCCGAGATAAATCATTTGCTGTCGCAACGCACAAAGAAGATTGCTGGCCCTGTTTACAATATATCAATCGAAAGTGCAGAACTAGTAAACTATGTTGTTGAAAAACATGCACCAGACGTTGTTGTGCACTTGGCCAGCTTTCCAAGACAAAAAGTAGTCAACTCAGATCCAGCATGGGGCAGTAGGACCATGATGGAGGGTTTGTTCAATCTTCTTGAGAGTGCCAAAAAACATCAAGTACAGCGGTTTGTTTACATCAGTAGTTCAATGGTGTACGGAAACTTTGACAACGATGTGGTTGAATCTGCTGTGTGTAATCCCGAGGGCCAATACGGCATTATGAAACTGGCAGGCGAATGGCTTGTCAAGGATTATGCTCGTCGTACCGGAATGGAAGCAGTAATCATACGTCCCAGTGCTGTGTACGGTCCATTGGATGTGGAAGACCGTGTGGTTGCCAAGTTTATGCTTACTGCTATGCGCGGCGGCGAATTGTCTGTAAATGGCCCAGACGAAAAGTTGGACTTTACATACGTCACTGACTTGTCTGCTGGTATTGTGCAAGCAGCATTGTCGGACAAAGCATCTGGTAACACGTACAACCTTACAAGAAGTCAATCAGTTACACTGTTGGAAGCTGCCGAAACAATTGTGAACATTGTAGGTTCAGGAACCATACGTGTTAAAAATCGTGATTTAAATTTTCCAAGTCGCGGGTCATTGAACATCACTGCTGCCCGGCGTGATTTAAACTTTAATCCAACTGTCAACGTTGCAGATGGATTCGAAAGATACTATGAGTCATTATCAAATTCCGTTCACTGGTCTCCAACGACAGTATAAGCACCTCCGCAAGGAAATCTTAGAGGTAACTGACCAAGTGTTGTCCAGCGGGCAACTGATGAGCGGCCAATTCACGGAAGAGTTCGAACAGTGGCTGGCCACTACCAACCACACCGAGTATGCAATCACTTGTCATTCCGGCACACATGCATTAGAAATTATAGCTGAGTACTGGACTACCAGCCCAGGCATTCCGGACCGTCCACTTGTTTTAATTCCAGCAACAACATATGTTGCCACAGCCAATTCGTTTATACGTGCTGGGTGGGACGTGCACTTTGTTGATACTGACAAATACGGGATACTTGATACAACTAAGATTCCGCACGGACTTGATTATCAAGCTGTTGTGTTGGTTGGTTTATATGGTGCAAGTTTAATTGATGCCGTAGATGTTAAACAATGGAGCAAATGGGTCAACAGTAATGTCATTGTTATTGAAGATGCTGCGCAGCACTGGATCAGCAACAGTTTTACACGTATGGGATCTTGTGCTGCCATCAGTTTTGATCCAATGAAAAACTTGTCCGCATACGGCAACGGTGGAGCAATCGTCACCAACAATCAAGACTTGGCAATGTTTGCTGAACAATTGCGCAACAACGGCAAGCCAGCACACAACATAGTGGGCAGCAACAGTAGAATGAGCGAACTAGACTGTGCATGTTTGTTGGTAAAGACACAATATTTGACACAATGGCAATCACGTCGTACTGCAATTAGCAAGCACTATATACAACATTTTAAAAATGCCAACTTGCGTTGCCTAATTGACGATACCAACATACACAATCATGCACATCATAAGTTTGTTATTGAAATTGATAATCGTGACCAGTTGCAACATCAGTTAAAGTTGTCAGGAATCGAAACAAAAATACACTACGAACAACCGTTGCACGAACTCAGTGTGTACAGACAATACCCCGGACCGGACATGCTTGGTGCAAGCAGTGCATTGAGCAGACGATGCTTGTCATTGCCAATATATCCAGAATTGACCAACAGCGAAGTAGATGTTATTGCTGATCAGGTGTTAAGTTTCGTTTAATAAAAGCGTAAGACGCTAACCAGTCCCACTCGTAGCTCTTTTTAAGTGCTGCAAACTCCCCACTAACTTCATCAAAGTATTCAACTGCATCCTCGGCTCCCCAACGGCTCCATTCTTCGTTTATAATGTGTTGACTGCCAGGGTTGGTGCTTAACCATTGCGTTAACCTGTATTCGTTTTCTACGTCGGGCAAACTTATTTTTAGTTTGAGAGATTCACGGAATGCAGTACGCCATGCAACCCATGGCGACATGTTGTACACCGCAGTGCCCGATAACATAGGTACAACTTCGTGTGCATCATCAAGCGTAAAGTCTAAACCACGTCCGGTATTGCTCAGCGCCAATTGTTTGTTGTACGCAATCATTGCTTGGTGGCCATATTCAAGACCGTTGACAGGATTTAGTGCATGAAAAATATAATGCTTGGCCTGTTGCATACGATCAGGTTGCCACTCCCAGTCAAAATTTTCATTCACAAACAGTTTGGCAAACACAGCCAAGAACCATGGAGTGTTGCTGGCGTTGGCTGCAGCATGATAAGCAGCAACTCGTCCGTTTACGCCGTCAACTCGATGTATTTTTTGCTTTATAAACAAGTCGCTTGCAACGTTTTGCAGATGCATAAACGTGTCTTCGGCTGCTGGCTCACCGTTGCTGATGAACACAATGTCCAAGGGCTCTTGTTTGAATGTATTTTTACGTGTTCTGTCAATGTACGAATAATCGTACAATTGTGTTTTGATACTTGAAATAGCGTTCTTTGGAACAATAACAGATCCTGCGCCGCTGTCTAACGGAACAATAGTTTTGGTATTGTTACACCATATGCTCACAGTTGGAAGTTTAGAAATATCAACTTGTTGATTGGTAAACAATGCCAGTGGCGCAGCAAAATCACTTGTCAACACAGCATCAACATGACTGTCGGAATTGTGCTGGATAACCGGCATTGGCCAACGCGGCACAGTTTGATCTGTGCAATAATTCACAGTTTCAAACCAATCCAACAATCTAATTTCATTTATCTTTTCTTGTAATGCAGACACAGGAACGTAGAATGTATCACCAAACTTTTGATCGTTGCTGGGAAAAACATGCAGCATATTGCGTTGCCATGCTTCGGGTTGCCAGGAGAAATCAAATTGCGAATAGTCACACAAACTACTGACCACCCATACATGCTCTGCGTCAACTCCTACCAACAGTCTACGCAGTGTATCAAGGTAGTTGTCAAAGTAACGAGCAGTACGAACCACACGATATCGCTGTTCCAGGTATTCTCGTGTTGATGAATTGTTGTGCTCAATGATGTATATGTCATGTGCATCTGCGGGCGCCAACACTTGTTGATCCTGTACAAAATTCAAGTTGGGAAATTCCTCTATGCCTTTGGCCCAACGTGCATTGCGCTCAAATTCCCATTTGTTGACAAGGAATGTGTCACTCCATTTGTTCCATTGTGAGCCAAACACATGTGTCATACTGGACTGCCACGGTTGTGCATGCCATGCAAAATCAAAGTCTGTGTAATCGTTTTCACTGCCAATGACCCAAAACTTGCTGGTTTTGGTTTTGTTTGCACAACGTTGTATTGTGCTTATTACATTGTTGACATATCTTATTTTTTGTATGTCGGGATAGCGTTCTTTTAACTGTTCAAATCTGCTGTTGCTCATGGCATTGCTGCGATCCATAAAGAAGATGTCTAGCACAGCAACAGCAGATTTTTCTTTTTCAACAGTGGGAATGTCGCCGGCAAACTTTAATTCTGTTGCGCCCGGAACTGTGTATGTCAATCCCACACTGTCTTGATAGTCAGTGCCAAAGTGATAGATGTAAGGCGGTGAGCCTGGATCTGGAATCCAACTGTAGTCAATGTTGGCAGCATCTACTTCTTCTGGTACAGTCCATGCAGATTCATCTGGCAAAATCTTTGCTATTGCTATGTCAACAAACTTGCGTTCCGTGGCACCAGGTACATGGTATTCCACCGTGCTCATTATTTCAGCAGGATACCATTGATTTCCAAACACATAGATATAAGGAGGGTCCCCGGGATCGGGACACCAGGATTGATCTACGTTGACTTTGTGTGATGTAATCACTTTCCAGTTGTCCGCAGTTGCAGGCAATGTTGCAACAGGATAGTCTAGAAACTTGCGTTCTGTTGCGCCTGGCACATGGTATTCCACAGTTGGCATTATGTTTGCAGGCCAGTGCTGATTGCCAAACACATATATGTAAGGAGGATCCTGGGGATGCGGAGCCCATGTCAAATGTACACTGGAATTGTCAACAGTGTGCAGTACTGCCCAGTTTTCTGTAGTGGATTTTAATTTGGCCACTGTGGTGTCAACATATTTGTATGAAGTTGCTCCGGGCACAGTATATACAGGACCACCCTCGCTATGCCACGTAGTTGCAAATTCATATACATAGGATGGGTCTAGCGGATTCGGATGCCACGAGTAATCAAATGATTCAATATTGGCAGGTATCTGCCAGTTATCAGTTGACGGCAGTCGTTTTATCAAAGAATTTGTGCAGTAGTTGGTTTCAGTATACCCGTTCTTGGGCACAAGATAAGTGCCAGAATCAATTTGATGTTGACTTGGCCATGCATGACGTTGATGTGCTTGCCACGGAACTGGCTCCCAAAGAAAATCAAATTCTGCATAATCAGATAAGTAATTTACAAACCAAAAGAAGCGTGTACAACTCTGCTGTTGTGCTTGCTCAATACTATCTACTGCTTGCTCGTGAGCAAACAAATTCGGCTTAGTTCCGGAATAAAATATATCAAACATGATCAGAATAGACGAGATTTATAATAATACCTTTTGGCCTTGGCTTGAAAATAATAAGCCAGGTACGAGATTGTTTTTTTGTGATCCGCCGGGCAGTACTAGTCCCGACTCTTTATTTAACTTGGGCAGCAACGACATTACAGAAACCGACTATGTATTGATGCACGATCAAGAGCCATGCTGGGTAGATGAATATAAATTGTTGTTCAATGATGTTGTTGTACGCAATAACGACATTGGAAGTAAACCGCGTGGGCATGTTGTAGTAAGTGAAAAAGGCGAATATGTTGAACGGCTTTGCGAAAAGTACGGCTGGAAAAGTCACTATTATTTTTATCACGGATGGGCGTGTCAAGATTGGTTTCGCGGTTACGATAAATCATTTTTAATTCCCAGAGCAAGAGATCGTAGTCCTACAAAAACTTTCATGAGTCCAAATCGTATTGTGGGCGGCAAGCGAGATCATCGTGTGTTGTTTTTGTATAACGTATTCAAACAGCAATTACAGCACAATCATATTAGTGCGCCACGGATTTGTCAATACGAAAATGTTGATATCAGTACCATAGCTAACAAATATTATAACACATATCCGGACATTTTGCAAGTGTTTGAACAAGCAACTTTGCCAAGATTGTTTGTAGGTGAGGAATCACAACAAATGACCAGTTGCTGGCTTACAAACTTTGCCGAAGCACAAGACAGTTTGGTCTACGTGCCAACCGAAACACTGTACTTTGGACGTAGAACACACATAACAGAAAAAACATTCAAGGCCATTGCACTGGAAATGCCGTTTGTATTAGTAGCACCCGCACACAGTTTAGAATACATGCGCAGTTACGGATTTAAAACATTCGACAATGTGTTTGACGAAAGTTACGATCTTGAAACTGATGATATACTGCGTGTTGAAAAGGTTACTCAATTGTTGAAAGACCTGGACAATCTAAGCAATAAAGAACGGCAAGAAGTACACCGTGCATGTTTACCAATGGTAGAACACAACTTTAGGCATTTTTATCGTGGCGGCTTTTCTCACATACTATGGGACGAGTTGACCGGAATGCTGGATGGCCTGCGTGAATAATTTTGTAGCAGACAGCGTTGTTCAAGGCAAAGCATATCCGGCCTTGGCCAAATGGCAAGCAACTCCGTATACACCCGAGTGGAGACAGTTTGTTCAGCACTGGCCCAACACTGTTCCTGTGGAATTGTACGAACATTTCAACACACACGATGTATACTATACATTGTTGGACATCAACAACAATTACACATCGGGATCTTATTACGCAATTGGTATAGGATTTTTTAACTTTGCTGTTGATTATTTCAAGTCAATGACCAACAATGTGTTTGCTGAATTGCAAGCTGGCAGGATAACAGCATTGTTTTATTATCACGAAGGCGATAACCCATATCATATCAAAGAGCACCTGGATACATTGTGCATAAAACACAATCTCAATACCAATTGCTACAAGGTAGTAAGCGGTAATACCCAAGCTGACAGTATTAAAAATTTTGCATACTTTCCTGATCACGAACTGTTGTATTGGCATCGCAACAGAAAAATATCAGCAACTCCTGTACACACAAATAAACGATCGCATGACTTTACTGCGTTAAGTAGAACACACAAATGGTGGCGTGCAACTGCAATGACTGATTTGCACAAAGCAGGATTATTGGAAAATTGTCTGTGGAGTTACAGAACAGATGTAGCCTTGAATGAGCCAGAAACCGACAACCCTATTGAAGTAGATACACTTAGTATCCGTGCTGATATTGCAGACTTTTTGAACAACGGGCCGTACACATGTGATACACTCACTGCTGATCAACAAAACGATCATTGTATAATTGAAACTGCGCACTATGCAGATTCATATTGCAATCTTGTATTAGAAACACACTTTGATGCTGATGGATCTGGCGGCGCATTCCTTACTGAAAAAACATTTAAACCAATCAAACACGGGCAACCCTTTGTTATAATTGGATGTGCAGGTTCGCTGGCAACATTAAGAAAACTGGGATATAGAACATTTGACCATGCAATAGACAACAGTTACGATGACATAAAAGACAACACACAACGCTGGCTTGCAATCAAAGCAGCAATAATTAAATTAAAGTCACAAGACCTACACTCATGGTTTGAATCCTGCCAAATTGATATTGAACACAATCAACAGTTATTTTGTAACACCAAAGCCGACAGATTAAATACCCTATTAGAAAGATTACATAATGATTAATTCATACACCAGCTGGCAACCGTTAGAAGAAGTTATCGTGGGCCGTGCATATAGCCCAGATTACTTTGATTTCATTGACAATGCTCAAGTACGTAACCAAATGCAACAAATTTTAAGCGAGACTGAAGAAGATCTAAACAACTTGCAAAAAACAATTGAAACATATGGTGCTCGTGTCAGACGTCCAAATTTACCTCCCAAAGACCAGTTTGTGTGGTGGCAAACAGAAGACGGCGGTGCGCCGTTACCACCGTTGACTCCGCGTGATTGGCAAATCAGTCTTGGACAAAAATTACTGCGAGTGTTGCCAATGGAGGGATTGGATGAAATTTGTGAAGACTATGCTGATCAAGTGGTTAGTCCGCACAACGGTAAATGGGATTCAGATTGTATTTTAAATCAAGCAAGTGCCAGTTGTATTGTGCGTGTGGGCCGTGATGTGTTCTTTGACAATAGTGATTACTTAACGCCAGAACAAACTCAATGGATCGCTGACAACTGCCTTGGACCAGAGTATCGAATACATGAAGCTATTACCGACGGGCACGGCGATGCTGTGTTTGCTATTTTAAAACCCGGAGTAATATTGTCCAGCAAACACGACGTCAACTTGGATCTCGCAAAAGACTTTCCGGGCTGGGAAGTGTTGAAGATATGGGACAGCAGTATCTGGGCTGCCATGGAAGTTGGCAAGTTCAAGTACGAGCAAAGTCCTGGTGCTTGGTATGTGCAAGGGCAAACTCCTACACAAGAATTTACAAAGTTTGTGGATACTTACTTGAACAAGTGGACAGGGTTTGTTGCGGAAACAGTATTTGACGTCAACTGTTTGGTTCTGGATGAAGAAAATGTTATCTTTAGTGCTTACAATAGAGATGTGTTTGACTTTTGTAAGAAGCATCGTATCAACCCTATTATCAGTGAACTGCGTCATAGTTATTTTTGGGACGGCGGTATTAGTTGTTGCACACAAGACTTGACACGCAAAGGCGGATTAGAAAGTTATCTGTGAGCAAATATCTTATACCCATTGACAATGTGCTGAGCTTGCGTGCAATTTCGCGAAACGACACCTTAAAACATGTCATCACCAATCATTGTAATGCGCCAAGTCGTACTTTGGTAATTGATCGCCAAGGTTGGTGTTTTGTGTGTGCATGCGAAGCATGGTTACCTATTACAGTGGGTAATATATCTGATTTCAGCAGTCTTGATCAAGTCTGGAACAATCCTGTTGCACAGTCTTTGCAAAAAGAAATTGATGATCGATTGTATACTCATTGCGCAGTTGACCGATGTGGCATTTTGACCGAAGACAATATTCAACCCAAGTATAATATTTCTATCAATATTGACGATAGTTGTAATTTAAAGTGTCCCAGCTGTAGAACAGATATGGTAATGTCCACATCTGGTGCTGACTTTGATCGCAGATCGGCTCAGGTTGATCATTTGGTAAATTTATTAGAGAATTTTGATCATCCATGCCATATCACAATGACCGGCAATGGTGATCCATTGGCTAGTTCAATTATGCGTCCGTTGATTCACCGCTATGTTCCTAGACATAATCACACTGTACGGCTTTTTACCAACGGGCTACTATTAGAAAAGCAATTGTCTACTGCTCCGCCAATTCTGAATAACATTACTCAGTACTTTGTTAGCATCGACGCCGGCAGCGCAGAAGTGTACGAGCGCGTTCGATTAGGCGGCCAATTTACACAATTGATCAAGAATCTTGACTTCTTAAAGACTCTGGTGGAACAAACAGGAGCAGAGGTACTGCTGAAATTTGTACTACAACAAGACAATTATGCCGACATGCAAAATTTTGTTGATCTGTGTTATCATTACAATTTCCGTGGCGTGATCAATCGACTAGAAGACTGGGGCACATGGAATGATTATACAAGACACGATGTAATAGGTAATGGCGCGCATTCGTTGCATATTGCCAGTGTTGAGAATCTTGTAGAAATTTATAAAAAATATGTAAACATACCTTATCCAACAACCGGAGGCAGAAACTTAATAAATTTTAATCCTAGTTTGATAATGTTATGCAAGGAACAACTACAATGAATTCAGAACAAGAAATATATGAAAAACTGGGCAAAAATATTTGTCTAGCACCATTCGTTGGTGCATTTTATCAAACCAACAACGTAGTTTCACGCAGTCAGAGCGGAAGTCCCAACAGTGTCAGACCGTGTAGTCTTATAACAACTGACAATCAAAGTCAGTGGGATATTGTAAACGGTAGTGTGCAAGATACTAGAAACAACAGGACATGGAAGCAATTAAGAAAAGACATGCTAGACGGACGATTGTTTGAGCTTGCTGGATGCCAGGTATGTACCAGCAATGAGTGCAGTGGTGCAACAAGCCCTAGACAGAGTAACATTCAATTCTTGTCACAATTTTCAGATACAGACATTGTACAGCAGGTTCGGGATATAGAAGCAAATGATTACGAGTCGACTTCGGTAATTAGTTTGGATTATTATCCCAGTAACTTCTGCAACTATAGCTGTATCATGTGCGACCCTGGCGCCAGTACACAACGGATGGCCTACGAAATACGAATAAACAATGCTGACAAAAAATTAGTGTTGAATCCAGCTGACCCTGATTTTTTTAGCATACTGAACACAGTGCAAATAATCAATTTTGCCGGTGGCGAAACTGTATTGCAAAAACAAGTGTTTGAAATAATAGATTATTTGATTCAGCAGGATCTGGCTAAAAATATTGTAATTTCAATATTAACAAACGCCAGCAGTAGCCCTGCTGCGTTGAAAGAGAGATTTTCTCATTTCAAGCAGGTTATATATAATGTTAGTGTTGACGGAACTCACGAAGTTATTGAATATCAACGTAGAGGATGCTCGTGGCCTGAGTTAGAAAAAAATGCATTAGAGTTGATGTTTCATCAGAGTATATCTACAGTGATTAACTATGTGCTAACTGCTGTGAATGTATTGAGCTCTATGGACTTTATCAATTGGGCATATGATAATAATTTTGGGCCAAATCAGACTAGTACCCGTGGTAGTTATATCAATATAAGTCCTGTATTTCGAGTAGATTATCTGGGACAAAGCGCACTACCTCCTGAATTAAGGAGCATTGCGTTGGAACGATTACACATTGGACTAAGTCAGTTTGGCTCTGATTCGCCAATTGATGTGTATTACACTGGGTTGGTTAATTCAATTATTGCAGTGATTGAAACAACTGCTTACGATCATGTATCCACAACAGACTTTGTAAAACATATACAAAACGAAGACCGAGCAAGTGCCCGGCCTTTGTGCGAAGTAGTGCCCGAATGGGCTCCTTACTTCCAGTCTTGATCCAGCCACGGGAATAGCACACGCCAGTCAGTGTCTCGTCGACGGTCAATCTCTGTCAGATAATCTTTCAGTCCGTCAATTAGTGCAACGTTGCGGGATGCTGCTGCTATTTGCTGTGCAATGCCCTGCATATGTTCTTTTGCACTGCGCTCGCTATCTGTAGTTTCGCGCATTTCATTTAAGATAGCAGCAAAGTCATCTTCGTATACTCCGGCACCAAAAATCGAAGGATCCATATGATTTGGTGCCATAACTGTCATAAAGCTAAAGGCAATAGATTTAGTATTATAAGTTTTGTAATGCTCGTCCCACACTCCGGGAATTGAATCTTGCCAGGCATTCATCCTACGAATCAACTCAGGCATAGTTTTTATAGTAAGTGGGTTGATCGCCGAGTTGATACACTGTTGTATCCACGGCTTGTCAAGCAAGTATTCAAAATTCTTGCTCCATTCTTCAAGATCCAGACCCCATCGGACATACTCTTGTTGCTGGCCCCATGCATCTAGACTTGAACTTATTTGCAAACGTAGTAGTTTGCCCTCATTGACCATTTTTTCAAAACGATCAATATAACCAACAAACTTCTTATGCGGTACTTTTAAATTTGTAATAAAATTAAATGTTAGATCTGGATTGATATGCAAATCCCAAAAATCTATAGCAATGTCCAGTTCAGGTTGAAAAAACGGCTCGCCCCCGGCTATTTGAAATTGACGAATATGCAAGTAACGATCATTATCGTGCAGGTACTTCCAGAAGTCAGCCAGCATGCGATCGTAATCTAAATCAGACTGTTTAGTGTCCCAGCCAAATGCAACAGTTTTGGCAGGATTCTCGTAAATACCAAATCTTTTGTTTTCTTCTTCCCACTTGCTAGAAAAATGGCTACCGCAATACAAGCAGCCCATGTTGCAAGTGTTATTAAAGTATATTTCTAGAATAGTAGGAACAACTTCTGTCAGAGTGGGATCCACTAGTAATTCACGCGGTGTGAGGTCACGGTCGTGCCCTGAATGTAGCTGATATTGACGATCACTCATGCCGCCTGCGGTTTCTATTTTTTCACAGTATTGGCAACCACCTTGCGGCCAGTCTCCGTTGAGCATCATTTCTCGGGCCTGGACCTTGTTAGGTAGATTATGAAAGTTTGCAAAGTTATCAGGATCAATGGGCTGTTGATCTGTTCGATGGCAACTAGAACTTGTGCCTTGTCGTAAAAATATAGTTGACCAGGACCATTTTAACAAACAGCTAGTGTCAGTTTCGATTGGGAATACTCTTTTATTAGTCATTGCATTCCTTAAATTGATACTCTGTAAAATTCATGATTTGACCTTTACGTTGTAACATTTTTCAAAACGATCAGCATCTGCACGATCGTTTACCACTGGCTCGCCGCGTATGTTTAAACTGGTGTTGAGCAACATTGGGCACCCAGTTAATACTAACCATTTTTCTAAAAGTTGGCGTATACCGCTACCATCATTTGGAACTGTTTGTACACGGCTTGTTCCATCTTTATGTACAATAGCAGGAAACAACTCAGGGCTTTTACAATGTGCAATGGTCTGCATGTACGGACTAGCAGCAAATCCTTTTGGCATATCAAAATACTGACCGGCCATTTCTTCTAAAATAACAGGAGCAAATGGTCTGAACTGTTGCCGCCGTTTGATTTCATTTACACGAGCTTTTATATCTGGGCCGCGAGGGTCTGCTAGCAGACTTCTGTTGCCAAGAGCTCGTGGACCAAACTCTGCTTTTCCGCTGGCAACACCAACAATACGGTCGGACATCAGTACATCGAGCAACGCATTAACAGGATAGTCACCGGGGATATTATCACCCAGAAAAGCATCAGTCCACTCGAGTCGCCTGCCGTATGCCAGTGCTGCGGCGCCAAGACTACTGCCGCTGTCACCGGGACTTGGCATGATCCAGATGTTATCAAAGTAGTCTCCCAAGTTTCTGTTTGCACTACAGTTTAGTGCAACGCCGCCCATGTACACAAGGTTATTACTCCAGCCAAAATTGCTGGCACGCCGCATGATGTTGTATATCAAATTTTCGCACAGTTCTTGTGCGCTGGCAGCAATATCAAAGTTGTCAGCATCTTTGAGAAATGTGTCAGGCAAACCCAAATGTAAATTTTCTTTAAATGTTATGTCCCACTCGTTGTCAATCAGCGCATGCTTTAAATGATCAGTCCATGCCGGCCTGCCGTAAGCGGCCATTCCCATAGTTATGTATTCTTCGTCCAATGGGTGTAGGCCCAACCGCTTGGTGATTGCACTGTAGAACAGTCCAATGCTGTGTGGATAATTCTGAACCCACAGTGTATTATACACTGCTCGGCCGTGTTTATCATACTCTGCGCCCAATATTGTTACAGTATCAAATTCACCAATGGCATCTATTACAACCACTGTTGCTTTGGCATGGGGACTGGTTTGAAATCCGGCAGCGGCGTGACTGAGATGGTGGGACATATATTTTTTAGGACATTGTAATAAAGACTGTCGATGAACAGTATTAGATACATGTTTACGCAAATACTGACCCAAAGTAAAATTACCAAAACTAATTGCTTCATTATATTGCCCCGAATAAAGTTGTTGCCATTTTTTAACCCACGGCCGTTCGTAGTATGCTACTTCGTCGGGCGAACCGTGTGCCAATGCCGCTGAAACTATATCATCGTTTAAATGAGCATCATTTTTACGCTTGCTGTAACGTTCAGCATGGCCGGCAAACAGTATAGCACCATTCGAGTCAACCATGCTTACAGAAGCATCATGGAACCCAGCGCTGATACCTAGATATTTTTTTAATTTCATTTGTAGATAAAAGGATCTCGTTTACGAAGTTCTTTGAGTTTTTTACGATAACGTATTTCCAAACGGATACGGTTAAATAAGTTTTTAATCCAGTTCATGTGATATTCCTTGAGTTGTAGTCATAGCCGGGACGCATCATATCAATTTGTTTTTGTTTGTAGTCTGTATCTGTCCAGCAGTAGTCAAATGTACTGCCGACACCGTCTATTTCTATCTTGTATATATCTAAATGTGATCCTAGTATATCCCAAATGGCTTGATAATCAGTTGTGCCAAAACTTTGTTGTAATAATACTTGTCCAATTGGCAAGTATCCTAAACTTAGTGCAGGGTCTTCCGGATCACGTCCATTGGCCGTTAACCATTCACGAAAACGATTTTGTTCCGCAGTATGCCACGGAGCGTCGCCGTTGTACACTACGTCGTTGCCCCATTCTATGTCAAACTCTCCGCTGTAATATTTTAATTCAGTAATGGCTTCGCACACCGTGTCAGTTAGCACTGGGGCATGTTCATCCCGGAATACTTCAAACAGTGTTTTACCAATCTGTGCCCAATGCATGTAAACGCCGCCCATCACGCGATCATACCCGTTTATAGTAAATCCTGATCTATGTATTGATTTAAGATCGTATCGAGTTGCAGCCAAGAATGTGGTAATTTGACTCGGACGTACCCAGTATGGTCTAGTTGCTAACTTACGCTGGCTAAGAATCAGCGTTTCCATTTCGTGACAGGTGTTGTTCAACTGTCTGATAGCATACTTTGTTTTATAGTCAGCACGATGATAATAACCGCTCAACTGGCTTACTGTGCCTTGCAACACTTCAAAGTGATTGTGCAGTCGATTGAACACTTCATGATTGGGTCCATTGTCTGCATAATCAAATGCTACGCAATCCTCTGGGCGTAGTACTTCTTCGATCTTATAATCATCAAAAAAGTTGTTAATAACTTCCGCAGCTAAATTTGTTTCGTTACACAAGTATTCAAGTGTGCGGGCTGTTTTAGGAAAGCCCATAAAACAAAAGTTTTTTTCCAGTAAATTACCAGCTTGCAACAATGTTTTTAATGCAGGTATCCAGTCTTGTGCAAGTGCGTTGTCATCCGGCACTATTGTATAGTCAACTTGATCACTATGCTTTAACGGATTGCGTAATACAATTTTAACAGTCAATTTGATTCCACCACTTTAATATTTCAGAGCGTCCGGCCAGTATATTGGCCATTGTAAATTTATCTTCGCGAATTTGTTCTAACTTTAATACGCGGCGCTTGCCATTGGCAATGCCTTGTTTCCAGGTGTCCGGCCATTGTTCTTCAAATGTAGGCCGGGCTTTCAATTGCATCAGTACATCTTGCATTGCTCCCGAACATGTAGTTATCAGTTCATCAATCCAAGGATCAAGTAAATGCCTGGGCAATGCCAGTGGGCTCATCACAATGTCCGGCGTAAAAGCAAATATTACTTTGGCTAAGATGTCTGTGTTGGTTTCTTGTGCAAGCTGCACAATGTTTCCAATCTCAAACATTCCGGGCAATGTGAGCGTAAAGTCGATTCTGACTTGGCGTCTGTGAGTGCTTGCCTTAACTGCGATATCGTAATTTTTGCGCCACTCATTGAAATTGAGACCTGTCCTAATATACTCGCCAATTTGGCCTGTACCGTCAAGGCTTGCGCAGATTTGCCAATCACGTAGGCTAGGTATAATCCTATCAAATAGATCAATACCACGATAGCGGATACGAGATAAATTAGTGTTGTATCTTGCATATACTTTTGGGCCATCTCCTAGCTCAACAATGCGGTTCATATAGCGCCAGTGTTGTTCATACATAAGAGGTTCACCGCCTACCCAGTAAACTTCTTCTATACGATGTTCTTCGACTGCCTGGCTAAATTCTGCCTCAACTTGCTGATCTTGAAATGCCGTTATCTCCTTTTTAATTTCTGGCTGCATCCAATTGTTTTTTGGATTTGTCCAGTTGATCATATTATGCTGGCGTTGTTCGCTTTCCCACGAACTGCTCAACATGTCCCCGCAAGTACGGCATTTAAAATTACACAAGTTACTAAACCTATAATCCCAACTTACCGGCAGCATACTTGTGCTGCCATCTGTGCCGGTAGTTTCCCAAATGCTGTTGTACTTATGTTTGAACATTGCCCAGAAATAACTGCGGTAAACATCAGTGTTCAGCAATTTGCTGTTGCATACATCACACTCAGGTAGTGTTTCTCCTGCCATCATACGACGGCGTACACTTCGCATGTGCTCACTGTTCCAATGTTGTTCCAGTGTGACGGGAATATACTTGCCTGTTCCAACACCAGTGTCAATATACTGTTCAAAGTTTTGTGCAGGCTCGCGGCTGGCACAACAAAGTCTGCGTTCTGTTTGTGGACTCAAATAAGTGTGAGTCCACGGCGCCATACATAATGTTTCGGGTTTTTTAAGAGGCTGCATATTCTAATATTGGATTAACAATTTCATTTTTAAATTGTTGTTGAATCAATGCTGTATTATAAAAATGATTTCTGTTATAGTGTAGTTTTTCAATAGTCAATGGTTTAAACAGCTTATCATCAAATGACATGCCGTCGGTAGGATGTACCAATAAATTAAGCCGCAAAGTCATAATTGATCAATTGTGCAAATTCAGGTTCAACATCAGTCAAGTTCTGTTGACGTTTGCGGTCAAGGTCACGCAAGTTCATTCGCAACAAATGTCCATCTAAACTGTTGCCGCGATTCATAAACTCTGCTGCACTGACAAATTCTTTTAATATTTTGGCAGGCACTTTGGCAGTGGTCAAACGTTCTGTAATTGCCGCTTTGGCTGCTTCTGGCAGTGTGCTGATACTGAAGTAATAAGCGTCGTGCATCATATTCCAATATATAAAATCAAACTTTTGTTGCACTAACCAATTGGCAACTGTTTCAAGATAGTATACATTGAACACATTGATAGTACAGCATGCCTGCAATGTAATATTGCTGCTGCGACTGCGTAGTTGGCGAAAGCGTTCTGTATTTTCTACTACTTCTGACCAAACAGCATTGCTACGCTGATATTCAAAACGCTCTCCAACATCGTCGATACTCAGTGCAATCTCAACATGTTTAAAATGTTTCCAAATTGCTTCACCTTCATCTGGATACTGTGTGCCATTGGTATTGTAGTGTATTTCAACTTGACCTGCGCGGCCTGTGTCGACCAATCTCTGTAACAGTTGGAAATGCTCTTTGATCATGAAAGGTTCACCACCAGTGAACTCAATATAACGTATGTTGTCCAAGTGCTTGTCCAGATCTTCCCAAAACTCTGTGCTTTCTCTAGGCCATGCACCATCTTTAAGCATTTTATAAGCAAAGCTGCCGCGAGTCTCTTCTTTTCTATTAAACTTGATTTCTTCCGCAGCAAACTGACTCGAACTCCACGATCCGCATATACGGCATTTCAAGTTGCAAATGTTGCCCAGTTTGAGGTCAAGAAACATCAGCGGCATTGCGTCCGTGGACCATAACACATTTTCGTCAATCATGTGTTTGAGTCTGTCTAGCGTATGCATACGTTTGCTGGTACGGCCAGCTCGTTCTTCATTCCAGCAACGACGGCAATTTTGTGGTTTTTTGCCAGCGAGAAAATCTTCGCGCAACGTTTGCATTGCTGTGCTATTTTGTATTTCTACTAGACCAGTGTTTGCTAATTTATACTTGTTGCCGTTGTCGTCTTCAATCTCATCCATTGCCAAACAGCATGGGCGTACAGTGCCAACGGGGCTAGCCTCTAAACTGATCCAAGGTAGTACACAAAATGTGTCATGTGGTATATTCATGCGATTGCTTTCAATTCTGGTATTACGTCTAATAACTTTTCGTAACGTATGCTGTCGAGCTCGTGTGTCTTGCGCCAGAACGTATCTAGCAAATGGGTGTTGTCTGTGCTGTTCATAAAAGTAATAGCACTTTCGAATCCAACTGTAGCACGAGTTAATTGGTCCAATGGTCGTAACCATTCTAAATGTTCTTCGTAACGGGTTTGAATCTGTTTTTTGTATTCAGCTGTTGCAACGTCAACTCGCAAATACGCAGGATCTTGTAGTATATTTACGTTGAGGTCTTGCGGTCTCAACAACCCTTTTTCTACCCAGTCTTTATGGAAGTCTGGCAAATGCATTGCATTCATAATACTCAGCGTGGGACTAATATAAAAGTCTACCTTGGGACATATCTCCATCATTTGCCTGCGGTTTTCTTCTACCACATCCCATTCAGTGCCTTTTCTAATATACTCTCCGCGCGGCCCGGACGCATCCAAACTGGCGCCAACTGCCACACTGTCAAATTTGCGCCAGTAATCAAACACAGTGCGATCTTTAAGACGGGTTTTTGTGAAATTGGTATTGTATATTAGTCTAACATCAAATCGTCCTCTGCGTTCTAGTTCTTCTAGAATCAAATAGTGTTCTTCCATCATCAATGGCTCTCCACCAGCAAAGTAAATTTGCTCTACATGATCAATATGTTCAATCAGTTGTTCCCACACATCAGTAGCAAACCGGCCAGCATAGTTCAATGGCTTGTTTATTTTTGCCCAAGCTGGGCCTGCTAGTTCAGTTTGGTCTTTGTACCAACTGCTGCTGAAGATATGCCCGCAACTTCTGCAACTTAGATTGCACAAATTGCTAAAACGCAGATCCCAGTACGTCATTTCAAACTGGTCAGTGTGTCCGGTTTTGTCGGTTGCATTCACCCGGTCAATATGGTGGCCGTGATGTTTGTTTGCACTTCGGCGACCGCTAAAAAATCCAGACTCTTCTTGTTCGTAACAACGGCCGCAAGCAGCATTGGGTGTTTCAGTCAGCATATCAACTCGTAGTTGTCGTTGCTCTGGACTGTTCCAAATTTCTGCTAGTGTATTTGTTTTACAGTTTCCAATTTGTCCCACTTTCATTTCGGCATGACAGCAGGGATATGCTTCGCCAGTCGGGTATGCATGCACATGTATCCAAGGATAGATACAGAACGTTTTGGAATCTTTTAATAGAAATTCTTCACGATCCGTTAACTCAATTGGTTTTACTAAATCACTGCTGTTGTATTTGTAAGCTGTCATACCATTCTTTTAAATTAGGAAACGTTTCTCCAAAGTTTTTATGTCTACGAATATCGTACTGACTAAAAAATTGATAAAAATCGTTGTGCAGCGTAGGCATTTCAAATGCATCGCTATGAGGTGTTTTGACAATATCCAAATAATCTAATAGACGTAAAGTATGGTTAATTTCAAACTCGTGCATATAATCACTGTCTGCATGGCGTGCCAACCACTGAGATAAATTTTCTTTGTATTGTGTTTTAATGTCAGCTGGCAATATCAACGGACTTTGAAAACTAGGAAATCGTAATATATTTAGCGAAAACTTTACACCATCTTTGCCGTATTTCTTTTTAAATTCTATCAATTGTTCTAGGAATTCAGGAAGACTGTCTAAGCACAGTGCATTGATTGTGCACATCACGTGAACGCCGCGGAACTTGCCACTCTCAACAAGTTTTACCACGTTCTGCATCCATACAGTGTAGTCCAACCCATCACGTATATATTCTGCTTGTATACCCACTGCTTCATTGCTGGTATACAAATCAATTGCAACACCGTCTACACTTCCAATTAGTCGATCAATATCAACATCGGCACCTAAGTTACTGTTGATTGCTAAACAAGTTTTGCTCTTGCCTTTGTTTGTTTTGAACCACTCAATCAGCTTCCACGTTTCGGCTGACATCAATGGCTCACCGCCGGTTATCCGCAGTTCCTGCAATGTTTTATGCAAGTCCGATTCCCACCATTTATGGAACGCTTCTACATACGGATTAACTTCTGCAATCTTAAACAACTGAGCACTGTTATGAGCATGCGTAAAGTGATTACGACCATCACTGATTAAATTGTTGTATGCTCCGTTTTTCTTGATGTCTTTTACCCAAGTGCTACTGAAAGCAGGATTGCAATAGCTACAAGCAAATTGGCATGTTCGGTCAAACGCAATTTCAAGTGTGCGAAGATTTATATCTTCATTGTAAGGAGTGTTGTAAGCATCATTTAGTGCCACTATAGGGTAAATTTTACTTTTGTACACACGATCGCTAATGGCATCGGTTGCCATGTCTTCGATCTTCCAGCAGTATTCACAACCTTCCGGACGTTCACCTGCTAACATTTTTTTACGGTCATCCTTCTTTTTTGCTGTGTTATGCAATGCAGCAGGATTAACCTTTAGCTCTTCTATATCAATTGCATGCGCCGGTGGATGATGACAACTTGTTGTTTGTCCCGAACCTAGCCATATAGTGGCATTGTACCATTTGGCAGCACAGAAACTAGCACTTTTGGTATCCAGTATTTGATGTTTAAAATCTAAATCATTCATTGATATATTTTGTCATAAACTGTTTGAAGCGTTCTGGAAACTCGGCTCGGACTTTGATTCGCATTTCGGTAAGGTGTTGTTGATTGTATTTACATACATTGTAACACTCTTTTAGGAAACTTGCAAGATCTTGTTGACATAAATCCCGGACAAGTTGACTAACTCTTTCTAATCGAGCTTGATTATTCTCTATCAAATCAAAACTTTCATCGATCACATGACCAAATGTTTTAAATCCTAAATTATGCATATCTCTGTAATAGCCTTGATTGGCCACTGCTATCCAAGGATGTCCCATAGCAACGGGTTTCCATATCTTTTCTGTTCTGAAACTATAAGGATAATCAAATACTGTTTCGGTTACCAAGCTAAAGTAAGTGTCGCTGTATGGTCTAGCATCAAGGTATATTTCTCCCCATATTCCAGTGCCGAACAGTTTACTTTTTACATTGTTGTCACTGACAGAAAAGTCAGTATTGAATCTTTTATTTTCGTACTGCTTGTTTAGCAGTTTTATAGGCCCGTTGCTGGCGTCTAAGTTAGACCATAAAGCTGTATCAAGCAATTTGGATAGTGCTGCTATCATATACTTTCTATGATAGCGATATAGTCCATTTAAAAATAAAAACTTGTACGGTCTTTTTGTTGAATAATTGTTGTTATATGTTTGTATAGCATTGATGTTTTCATTGTAATCTAATATTTTTGGAAGAAAACTATCGTATTGCAAACACGGGTACGACTCTTCCATATCGCCGCCGCCGATCAATAATATTTTTTTATCTAATACCAATTGCGTTATGTTAAACATATTGCAATGTTTTTTTAATGTGTTAGACCCCTCCAACGGGTTGCTTAATATTATCTTAACAGTGTCATTGTTGTTTGCTACATCCTTGAGCCAAGGCATATTTAAAACAAATTGCTCTCGCCCTATTAGATATATAGCATTTGAAATTACAGCATCCTGATGTAAATTGCAAAACTTGTAATCCACATACGGGTCGATGTTGTCATGTACGTCACAATTTACATCAACTATTAGTTTACGATTGCCGATCATAGTATTCGCACTGGGTCCACCAGCTTTTCATTTCAGGAAATGTTGCTAAAAAATCTGTGTCATGCCTGCGGTCCGCTTCACTGAAGAAACGATAAAAGTCTGCTTTGTTTGTTTGCAAGTATTCCTTGTCCAACTGTTGCCCGTTGCGCATCCACGCTATGTCACGATCAAGACGGGCTATTTCGTAATCTTTAAAGCCGTGGAATCTGGTTGCTTCTGTTTCAATGTCTTGTTGCATTGAAGTTTTTAATTTGTCCAACTGTGCAACATAACTTTCTGGCAACAGTTGCAAACTTTGCCAAGTTGGTTGACGCAACACAGGAGTATCAAACCACACACGTTGATATGTGCTACTGTGTTTTTTTCTAAGATCAAGTATGCCAGCAATCAGTTTTGGCAAACTTGTGACACTTAGATTGTTCATTGTCACAATGAATGTAATGCTGTTACGGTAAGGAACTTCGGTTAGGAATTGATTTACCCTGGCCCATACCAAATCAAAGTCAAGTCCGTGACGCATGTATTCTGCTTGTTCGCCCCACCCATCTAAACTGATGTACTGCATAAAGTGTTCGATTACACCTTCTTGGCACAGTTGTTTTGTATATGCAAGATACTTTTGCCATAGTTTTTCGTCTACACTAAAGTTACTGGTCACATTCAAGTGCAAATCAGGCTTGGGATTGACCAACACATAGTCAAACACTCTATATGTGTTTTTGTCCATCAAGGGTTCGCCACCGGTCATACGGAAGTGTTCTAGTTCTGGATACAGCGTAGGCCACCATTCCCAAAACGCATCCACATAAGGATTATCTTCACGAACCGGAATAGGTTTACGTTCTCCTGCAAAGTGTTCCGGAGCATTATGCGGAGTTGATGCAGGGTAAGCGCCGTGGCGGTCTATTTCTTGTTGCCATGTGCTACTGAACTGTGGACTACAATAACTGCAAGCAAGATTACAAGCATTGTTGAAGTTTACTTCAACATAACTGGGAGTAATGTCAGCATCCCACTCGGCATTTACAATCTTGCCAAAGTCTTTGGCGGCCCATGGCTCACCAGATCTATAATGACGGTCGCTTAGTTTACCGTTGTCTTCCATTGTCCAGCAATAGCTACACTCTGCTGGCCGTGTGCCTTCTAGCATCTGTTTACGCTGTTGCTTTTTGTAATCAGTGTTGTGCAGTGCAGAGGGATTACGACCTATTGCTTCTACAGGAATACGATGCAATGGAGGATGATAACAACTGTTATTGAGTCCCGTAGTTAGGTGTAGACTGACTTGTTTCCATTTGGCCAAGCACATGCTGGGACTAACAGTGTCCAACTGTTCTTTGATCAGTTCAGCATCGCTTAAAAACTTTGATTTAAAGTCTTTGCTAACTTCGTCGCCTTTATTTTGCACTTACCATCCTTCTTGACTGCGTATTACATCAATCTCTCGTACAGCAACACCGCGGTTATGCCAGTTGCTACGGTAATGGTGTTTGAAGAATTTGCTAGTGGGTTCATCAAACCACACCATTGGCAAGTCCAACTGTGTGCCAAGTTCTTCTGCCACTTTGCTTAATACAATTTCTGGATCAGTATCTTTGACTGTGTCCCACAATTGTTCAAGTGCAGCAAAGTCTTGTACTGTACGATAGTCCCAATCTGTCAACATGGTCATGTAAGTGCCCATGCGCGAGCCTGCCATGCTCCAAACACCATGTTCCGCATCTCGGCCCACATTGTGCCATACAGTTAAGTTGTCAAGATTGCGTTTGTGTGCGCGGTCTTTGAATTCAGCCAAGGTGGGTTTTTTGCCCACATTCAAACACATCTTGACACCTTCTCTAAAGCCGGCTCTCCAGGCATGAAAAGCAGATCCATTTGGAAATGTAGTTGAATAGCAATCGTGCATGGCCCAGTACAACGGATCAAAACAAAATTCTACTTCTGTGGCTTCGCGACCATCTGTGGCTTCGTGTGTTTGCATTTCGTTGGCAAACTTTCTTGTCCAAGAACTCAATCCACCGTTGCCGTACATCAAGCCATTGACATGATTGCGTGCTCGCCAACGAAACACAGCCGATTCCCATTGTTCAGTTGGTAGTTCTAATGTTAGATTAAAGAACTCTGGATCCGGCATGTTGTCACCATCGATCAATACAAAGCGTTCTGTTTCGCTTGCGGCGGCTGCTGCTTTGTGTGCAGCATCGCTTCCTTTAACTCCGTCGACGCGTTTGGCCCACGGAACCATGTTGCGAATCTTCACCCAGAATTCTTCTTTCTGCGGCTCGTCGTATGTCAAGTAAATGCAGTCAAGGTCTGCAATATCAATCCGATTCATGTGATTTCAAACTCCATTTAATATTTGGTTGTTGCTGGTCAACAACAATACTGATGTTGCCGGGCAAACAAGGTGTTCCAGAAATACCAGGAACTAGTTTGGTAACTATTTTCTTTGGTTTTATGTGTACCAGTTTGCCATCGACCACACGCACATTTCTTGAACTGTGTTGATATGCTGTAGCGTCTATGTCTATGTAATTACCTGGCAAGTCTTCCATGCTGTAAGATAATGGTGAACCATTCTCATTGTAGTACAGTCTAAAAAATACAGCACCGGGAACTGGCACTGGTTCCGCCCATGCTTTCCAGAAATTTTCAGTAGTTTTGTTCATTGTTTAACAACACAATTCCTGCGATAATTGATCAGTCCGTATGCGGCTATAATAAACCATACAATTTCAATAATTATACTACTGATGTTGGGTTTGTAGTATAAATTAATTCCCAAAAGTATTGCAACAATCAAGTTGGCCAAGTTGTACTGCCAGCCTTTGCTGTCTATCTTGCCTGCTACATTTAGGTAATAGGTGGTTAGTAAAATAACAACGCCAATGTTGCCAACAAAGTCACTCCAGCTGTAGTCATATTCAATCATAGTAGTTCCAATTTTTGTTGTTGTAATGCACAAATCCCCACTGTACTATTGTTTGTATTCGTAACCCTGGGTTGGTATTTTCCCATATCAACTCTTTTGTCCAATCTTTAGTATGAGTGGCAACAATGCCCTGCTTCATATGAACAATAGTAGGACCGTGCCCAACTGGCAATGTCACTTGTTCTCTGCCCATTATGTCTGCAGCCATGGCATAAACAACATCGGTTGACGGCTCTTCTTCGGCAAACTTTAATAGTGTTTTAAAGTCTGCCCAATTCTCAAATATATCTCTTACCCATTGGAAAAACTCTTGAGCTGTTTTACTCAACCGCCAATACGTTATAGCATTGTACACGTCTGGCAAGTTGTTGGCATCAAACAGTTTACGATAACGACGATGTGCGCTGGGCTGGTCATAAAAGTCTCTACATCCTTGACTCACAACTACGTCACGATGTTCAAACATGGTCCACAAATGGTCTACTGGACTGGCAACAATCATGTCTGCTTCCAGTTTAATAGTTTGCCTATAAGGACTTGCTCTGAACACTTGCCAGTCATTTGCAAAGCCACCTTTGTCACCGTACGGCAACATTTCTTTTGTTAGGATAGTTATGTTGGCGTCAGGATGCCATGCTCGTATGCTTGCGGCCAACTGTTCTGCACAGGCCACATAGTCCACTGTGTCTGTGTTGATGGCTGGGATCAAATACCCACGTTCAGCAAGGATTGGCAACGATTGCTCCCAGTTGTTGTTTGCCCATGGCATGAAAGTCTTGGTTCAATATGATCCACCGTGGTTTTTTGTCAGGAGTTAAAAAGTCTACCCTGTAGGAGTCTTGTGAAAGTTGTGTCAATTTGTGTTCTGGGGTAATACTTGCCAACGTGCCGGCAATCTCGTTGACTTGTAAGGTGTGTCCGTTCAGAGTATTTAATGCAATACTAAGAGAATGATCATTCCTGTACGTGGGTGTGTTATTTTTATATAAATTTCTGTAGTGAGTCCAATTGTTGCGTATCATTTCCATTGATTCAAATAGCAGTTGCGTTTTACTACAACGACGAAACATCATAACAGTTGCCCACCACATAGGCATCCTATGACTTCCAAAATAATTTAAATCATCAAATGTTTGTAGTCCGGTGACATCAGTTGCCCAGCGGTGGCATAAAAAGTCTTGATCACTTGCTAATACTGTAGAGAGTTGATTGCTAGCAACAACATAATCTGCATCCAATACCAATGTTTGATCCCATGGACTTAATTTGTAAGCATCCATGCGATTTGTATTGTGCCATGTTACATTTGAGTTGTAATCAGAAAAGTATCTTGCACCGCCCTGTGCCGGATCAGCAAGTATTACTTTGTCAAACGAATGTCCGCCGGCAGGCTCTTCCCGGGTAACAACACAAACAGGAATATTCAAATGCCGTTGTATATTTTTGGCAGACCAGTTGGCCATTGCGACATAATCAGTATGTTCGTTATTGAACGCAAATATTAATGCACCAACAGTCATCGTTTTTTGTTTGTTTCTTCATGGTCAACTAGCCATGCGTTCATTTGTTCTTGCCATCTTTGCATTGCGATACCCCGTAGTTCTTCTGGATTGACTCTAACAGGAGTTTCGTACAAGTCCAACAGCACTGCGTCTCCAGGAGGTACAGTAGCAAGCAACACCAACAATGTTGGACCAGCAGTCCACATTCCTCCGCTGTGCGCAAACAGCATTTTGGCTTGATATTTTTCTTTGAGCAAACGACGTGCAGCCACATGGTCAAAACGAGCACGGCTAGTTTCAATTAATTGATCAGTATTCATATAGATTATTATACAGGAAAGATAGACAAAAGTAAAGGGCCCGAAGGCCCTTTTGGTAAAAAATTACAGTTTAATTAAGCAACTGATGCTGCAATAGTCGGAGTGCCCCAAGATGCACTTGTCAAGTAAGTGGCACTCGGTACAAATAACGTAACTACTGTTGCAGGTGCTGTACCAAACGATACGAATGGTGACGCAGAAGCAGTACCACCTGTGATCACGTTGTTACCGCCTGGTGCTGGATCGCCGCCTGGGTCAACCCAAGTTGTAGTCAACACCAATTGTGTGCCGCTTCCGGCTGTTTTGGCATTTATGCTAATATACTGTCCGGCATACGGAGCAGTATCAGCATATTGACGATATACTTGTGTATCGCCGGTTGTAAAATTGAACCATCCTGTGCCAGTGGCCAGTGTATTTGGTGTGCCAGTGCCGCCAACTTTAGTAGTTCCTGTATAACTTGATGCTGCGATAACTTGTGGATTTAGTGCAGCGCCGCCGGTGATATAAATATCGCCAACCAATGTAGTAGCCAAGTCATTCCATTCTGCATCACCGTCATTACCGGTTGAAGTTTTGCTTGATTCCCATTTGATGCGTCCACCTGCGTTGAAGAAATAACGTGCAGCATTGGCAGTAGCAAATGTTACAGTATGTGTAAATGTGATTGTCCAGGCTGCGTTAGCGGATCCAGTGTTTGTTGTTTTGCTTGCTGCGCCACTAAATGTTGTAGTTTGGGCACCACTTGCTGCTGCATTACCACGCTTGGCAATAAGACTAGTGATGTCTGTGTTTAGATCTGCTAAAATTGCAACAGTAGTTCCAGTTGTTGGATTTGCTCTACTTGTGATAGTGGTGCCTTGATGACTTGCCATTGAAGTAATTTTACTATTCAATGTGGCCCACTGTGTTGCTGTGATGGTTGCTGCGACCGAAACTGTGGTCAGTGCTGTTTCCCCGTATCCTGCTGTGTCTGCACCAGTTGACCAAATTCCGTTTACGTTTGCTCCGTTTGTGCTAACAAACCCATTATAGTCTGTTGCCGCGATGATACTACCTGCTGTATATGCCATTTTGTTTTTAATCCCTTTGTATTAGTTGATCAACATCAACGCGAAAACTTCTCGCTGGGTGATTTTAATCTTGTAGAATCAATTGATTTTAACAATCGCTTCTACAATGCCTTGTTCTTCTGTTAATTTATCATTTAATGAACGACCAATAACATTAAACGCTGTTGCTTCTCCGGGCTGGGCAGCTCTTGCCAATCCATTTCCGGCCGAAACAAGTCTATCTCCTTTGCGCACCAACCCCATAGTGTTGACCGGGACACGTCCTGTCATTGCAACAGCAGGGTGAGTTGTGTCGGTACCAGCAAGACTGTTCATCAGGTAAGCAGCTCGTGTACTTATGACACCAAACACTTTTTCGCTTAGTTCATCTGTAACTCGAGTGATTTCGTTGGCACCTCCAAGTTCAACAACAGTACCTGCTTCTAGTTCAGCGTCAGCTGCAAAACGTTCTGCAACGTCGGCGTACTGAGCACTAATGTTTGTGCCACTGATACTGCCAGTGGCACCATTGATTGTCATAGCAGTAGTTGGTACACCGCCTTTGTTGACATTGAATGTTATGTTGCCGTTGTTAGTTTGATTATACAGTGTTACTGCTGTTCCTGCAACCCCGATTCGGGCATCTTGATTGGAACCAACCGATAAACCGGTATTGTTCAAAACAGCAAATGTACCTGTTGTTGTTTCCGCAACGTTCTTTAACATAAAGTCGGACGGATCATACCCTTCAAGTGTTTGAGCAACACTTGCTGTACCCTGGAACAACGGAACTTGCGCACCAACCAGTGTGCTCAGTGTGATACCGGGACGTACTGTTGTGTATCCTGCAATAGTGCTAGCCGGAGTAAATGCAGCATCCTTGCTGACAATACCAACAATATTATCTTCAACAAACAATTTAATTACAACGTGTGCTACTGCCACGTTGTCAGTTATAGAATCAGCAATTGCGCCAGTTGTACCTTGTCCGGATGTAAATGCCGGCCCAACTAGCAAAAATGCACTGCCTGTCCATACTTTAAGCTGTGCATTAACTGTGTCAAACCACAAATCGCCTGTTACGTTGTTTGTAGGAGCAGTTGCTTGGGCAGTAGTAGACGAAATCGTTTTCCACTGCGCGCCGTTGTAGGCTTTCATCAAACCAAGACTACTGTCCCACCAAAGTTGACCAGTTAATGGTGCTCCTGGCGCTGTGGGGTTGGACGAATTTTCCAACAGGTGGATACAGTTTTCGTTTAAGAATTCACCGTACCCAGCGTAGTTTTTACCAACCAGTATCATTGAACTGGAAGTGTTGATTGTACCATCTGCAACTGTAGCAAAGATTGTACCGTCTGTTAAGTTAATTGTATATGCCATTTGTAGCTTACTCCGTTAATTTTATTTATGCTGCACTAAGGTTCGTTAAAGTTTGGATACGAATTGTGTAATCAATCTGTATCTGTCTGTTCAAACTCTTTTGCACTGGGTGAAAGATTACATGGGTAATCAAGCGCAGGTCTGTTGCACTGCCGTTCCATGTTTTGAGCCCTAGCTCGTCAAACACATATTCACCATTGAAATTTGTGCTGTTATCAAACGCTTGTTGTCCATTCGGCTCGCCGTAGTCCAACAAACATGTTACTAAAATATCCGTGTATACCTTGCCAGATGTATGTAATACTTGCATTTTGTTATTGGCAGTATCAGTGTTGGCAGAAGAATTATCATCTACTACTTTGGAATATGTTTCGTTGTATAAATTAGCATTTTGACCAACTGTGTTTGGCGGCAAATATGTAATAATACCTGTGGGATCTACACTTGATCCACCGTTGCCAAACGCCATTGAATATATCTGGCCGCCACCTTGAGCAGATGTTCTGTTGCTGAGTGTTTGAGCCATTGCATACGATATATTTTCGTAATGGATTGCGTTCTTTTTGTCCACTAATACTTCGCCGGTAGCAGGGACATGGATTTTAACAAATCCTTCAATTTTGGCTAGGCCTGGCTGAAATATCATGCTCGCTTCTCCACTATAACTTCCTTGGTTTTTGGGTCAAAAATACGAATATGTCCTTCAACAGAAATAGTCCCAGTTTCCTGGGGTTTTTTGGCCGGTACTGCTGGCTGTTGCGGTGTTGTATTTTGATTCATACTTTATTTACCTTGATTATTCGCCCCGTAAAAACCTTGCGGCATCTGTGTCAGTATCTTGCAATGCAACTCCGTTGCTTGGTGTTCCGGCACCGGGTGCATACCATGTGACACCACGTTGAACCAAGATAGTAATCTCGGCCCCGTCTGCTGGCGCAGTGTCAAACAACACAGTTACCGGATTTTCGTTAGTAACTGTGTATCCGGCTGTTTGCAACGTGCCGCCTACATACACTTCGATTGCTTCAATATCAACAGTACTATCAGCACCTGACACATCTATCAGCGAAGCAACAAATGATGTTGTTACACCATTGCCAAGATTTATACCCGACACCAATGGATAAGGTACGGTGGACACAATATAGTTTTGATATTGTGATTCTAATAGATTACCACGACTGATGTTGTAAACGTCTGTGTTTATGGCATGGCTGGCTGCGCCTGTTCCTGCTGTGCCGCGACGTAATCCACTTACAGTATTGGCATTGGTGTCACGAGTACGGTACATAATTCGTTCGCCATCTATAGTCAACAGTCCCCAAATATTGCTAGTTAAATTTGGTTGATTAAGTGCAGCAGCGTTGTAAACATGAATTGTATCGTCAGTGGCACTCAATGCCTGAGTCAAGTATGTTGTGGTTGCTGAAGTAATTCGATAAGTTGCTTGGACTTTGCGCATGTCTTGGAATATGCGGAATGCCATTGCTGCCGGAGCAATACTTAAAGTAAACTCGGTAATCATCACAGTATCCGTAGCCGACAATGTGTATCCACCTGCTAGTACAATTTCGTTGTTGACAATTGTGTAATCAACATTGTTGAATATCAAGCGACCGTTCAATGTGACAAACAATCGATCTGGATCTGTGTTTGTATGGTCCAAGAATAAGTTGTTGAGTGATACTGCTTGTGTTGCACTGTAATCAAATGTTCCAGCTTCGTTGATCACTATGCCAACATCAAAGTTCAAACTATCAAATGGTTCTGTCAGCGTTTGTGTGCCGCCCACCGGACCAACATACACTTGTGTCAACAAATCTTGCTGACGAGTGTCATTCCAACTTATTACGGAAATAATTTCACCAGTGACTGGCACAAGGCCACCGTACTGGTTAAACAACAGTTGGTCTCCGTTTATCACTGCTTGTGCATTGGTTGTTACACAAATTAAAATCTTTTCGCCATCTGATGGTGTTGTAGCAAATATTACAGAACGAGGCGTTTCTGTATCATACGGCTCTACCAGGTAATCAATATTAAGAATCAACGGAACATCGTTCATGTATACACGAACTTCGTTATCGGCAATCAAGGCTTGACTAAATCCCAACCGCTGCGGTAACAAATATTCACTTGTGCCGTCGGCCAAGTATTGTGCGCCAGCAGCAGTTCTAACACGACGGCCACCAACGCTGACGTAGACATTGTCTGGGTTGGTATACTCCATGTTGTAATTTACTGTGTAACTGTATTGATTGGTGACACCTGTAATATTTTGAGTAACCGGAAGTGCCCAGCTATAATCTACTGTAGCATTATCAACAGTTGTTAATCCAATGGCCCCGATCATCAAATAATCAGCTGCAGTATAAGTTTCTCCAAATGTCAACAATGTGCTTGTGGTGCCATTGCTGGCATAGGTGTAATTGATAGTTAAACTGCCATTGACAAATATAACAAACTCTTCAATCAACGAAAATTGAACAGGAACTACCAACAAGTTTCCAACTTCGTCGCCGTTGAACGAACGCTTGAGTAACTGGTTTCCGCCACCAATTTCATATAGCGACAGTGATATCACTTGACCTACATTTACATCATTGCTGGTTATTGTTATAGTTTGATTTGCCCAATTGGCTGTGTAATCTACGTTACGATACAACACCAACCCAGTTGTTTGATTTACTACAAACATTGTAGCAGGGGTTGTTTCTAATCCAGCAAAACTAAATGTTTCCTGAAGTGTTGTTACCTTGTATTTTTGTAGTTCAATGCGGAAACCATGTCCATCACGCGCCCAGTCTGCACCTGGTGTTGTGTAAACGCGCATATCCAGCGTGTCAAACTCGCTGCCGGGCACTAGTTCTTCTGGAGCATAACTTGAATATGTGTCAATATATTCTCCGCCATCTGCGTTGATGCTGGTGGCCAGCGTTCCCAAATACGGATCGTTATATGGGCTTTCGTAAATAGCATCCAATATAGTTTGATCGTAAGTGGGTTTTCCTTCCGGACCATATGTTAAATTATCAAAAGGTGTTGTGTCAAACGGTGCCAAGTCAAAGCCTGGGTATTGGTCATATCCTACTCCGAACATTTGTACGCCTGGGTATTCAACTCCGTCAATCAGCAATGGTAAACTTAATCCGGGCTCGTTGACAGTAGGAGTATAAAATCCCATTGTACGATCAACGCCGCTCAGCAAAGCAGGGCTAACTATTGTCCACTGATCTGGATCAAAGGTACTACTTTGAATTCCTGGGCTGTCATCGGCATCAGCTTGCCACACACGATTTAAATAACGCACTTGTGTGCCATTGTCGTAGTTTGCGTCAGCTTGCCATTCAACAATATCAGACGAGTATTCGTATCTGTCGTACTTGATTCTGGTAGTGACTTGGCGAACCAACTCATTGCCCATTGTTACTGCGGCAGCTGCGCCTGTACCGTTGCCACCAGTAAATGTTATTGTAGCAGTGGTTGTGTAGCTGCTGCCATAATTGTCAATTGTAACTCCGGTGACCTGGCCTGCGCCGTTGATTATAGCAGTCATTTCTGCTTGTTCAACACTGTTGCCAGTCACTGTGATTGTTGGCGCAACTGTGTAACCAGTGCCGCCGCTTGTAATAACAACGCTTTGAATACTCAATGTGTGATTGGCGTACCATTCGTCCCATGGCGTTTGTGCCCACACTGTTGAGTTGGACAATGTGTCAGCATTAAAGTTTGTATTGCTGACCGCCGTTGACTGTGTGTATGGCAACAATACTGGGCTAATAAATTCCGGAACAGTTAATGTTGAATCCCAGTATGATGGTATGTCAAAGTCGGTTACTGACCCAGGGAAAGCATCGTTGCCGTTGTAAGACAAATTAAACTCACGAATTTGTGTGTGGTAAGGTTTAACTTCTTGTATATAGTTCAATACAAAATCTTGATTGTCTTGGTTGTAAAACTGGTACGGTAACAAATTGCGGATCTTGTGATCTACATCAATCAAACTGGTTTTGATTAACCATTCGGGTGCTGCAAATTCGCTCATTATATATTCAAACACCAGTGTCAACGCACGGTTACGTTCAATCAACAATTCATCAACAAACAACTGTTCGTTAATTGCTTGAATAATCTTGCGAGTTTCAATCACCGGCTCTTGATCAAAATATTGTGCATCAAATACTTCTACGTCAAACCCAAAATTGCCAGCAGCATAATTCCATAATGACTTGCTGAATTCAATTGTGCCATCCTCTAAGCCTACACGATCCCATCCAAGATCGGTACGTTGATAAATTTCAAATTTGCCTGTTCCCAGTGCGTTGGTTACTTTAACGCTGGCACCCACTGGTGCAGTGTTTAACGTTAGTGCAGACAGTCCGGCGTAGTTTGATACTGTGGCCACAGGGTTTAGATTTTTATTATAGCCAATCAAGTACCAGTCAATGTAACTCCAGTAACGACGTGTGTCGTAGTTTTGCACACGAATCAAAGTTAACTTTCTTGATCCAAATAGTGATCCTGCAACAACGTCGTATATTGTCCAAAACCCAGAATTGGTTGAATCAGACACTACCAAATATTTGTATCCATAAGGCACAATACTTAAATTTTGATAACTCAATTCATCTAGGTTGGCAATACGCTTGTTCCACGCACCTGAGCTGGCCGACGGCTCAGGCTCTCTGCTGTTGAGTATTGTAAAGTTCTTTGTTTCGCTAACAGGATACTGTGCCACAACTGTGTTGGCTCGTCCAAGATAATTTTCCAATGCCAAGAAACGATCAACAAACATGCTTTGACGTGGGCGGAATTCAACACCATAGCGCATTGCTGGACTCAATTCAGCATCTGGCACATTGGCGCCCAACAGGTTGATACCAGAGAAACTGTCTTGTAGTTTTAAGTATAAACTATCGCTTAGGAAACTGTTGCTGCGCCCGGCAGCAATTAATTCGTATTCTTGGTGTACATTGTCGTCATTTACCAAACGATCGTATTCGATATGCAAAATTGTGTCTTGAGCACTTACCAAATCAAGCACATTGTATATTGCAACGGTGCTTGCATCCAATGGTGCAAGATATGCAATACCACTGGCACGTGGATATTCAATATAGTTGGCAATTGCAGTGGTGCTGAGTTTTTTGCCTGCTGCAGTATTGACTGTAGAAATATTTCTTACCCAGAAATAATAACGAGTAGCAAAAATATTTTCAGAATTTAATTCAGCACGAGTAGTAAAACTCAAGAAGCTCAATGGAGTTCCTGGGCCTGTATAGTTAGAAGGTGTTACATCACTTTCGATCCACTGATAAACGTCAATACGGCTGCCCGGGAATGTCTGTCCCCATCGACGGCTTGCGTAAACAATATCGTCTTGATTTGGATCAATGAAACGAACTGAGTTGGTGTCCCACCAAATTTGACCAACTCTTAAAGCACTCCACGGATTGCCAACATTATGAATCGGGCCATTGCTGTAATTTGCAGGATCCACTGCACCAATGTAATCAATGTTTTCACGGGCAACACCAAGTATCTTGCCTTGCAATGGATTGAAGAAATCCAAATAACTAGTAACTTGTGATTCTAATTTATCATACATGTAAACAGAATTCAGCAAAGCAACATCTACCACGGGTGTTTGCTGATGTTTCACTGCCCATGCTTGTTTGCGTTCAGGGTTGTCAAATATAACAACTTGACCAAAATTAGCAAATTGGCTGTCTTCTAGATCGTTACCAGGAGCGCCAACCAACAGTTTGCTTGTTACGTAACTGAGTCCTGTTCCGTAGTTGTCCAGCTCGTTGGTTTTGTTGTTGTACAATTGTTGGCCAAACACAAACTTGCCAGGGTCGGTCACTGTGTCTGTTGCACTTGGCAAATAATCAAATGTGTACGCTACGCCACTTTGTACGATTGTAGTTGAGAATATTGTGCTACGGTCATCAAAGTAAGTTGCATTGGCATCAAATGTAACTGGCTGATACATGTTGCCATTTGGCGCGCCAACAACCAAAGTTGATGCAGTTGAGTCAACAGTCAGACTAGCACCAAAGCGAGCAAATTGGCTTGGATTTGGACTTGTGATAGTTTGTGTATATGAATAGTTCACAAAGCCAATGTTGACAAACGCTGTGCCAGTAAGCCCAGGCAATACGTTCAATTTTGTTCCTGGCAATGCAGCAGCAGAGTTTATAACACTGATAGTCAATATGCCAGACACTACACGAATTATAGTTCCGCTGGCCGGTGTGCTACCAAATGTAACAATGCCAGTAGTGTTGTTGTAAGTGTAATTGACATTTATTGTTTGCAACACAGTGTCGGCGTATACCACTAGCGTATAGCTGTTGTATTTTGAATATGTTACACCAATGTCAAACGTTTTTACAAGTCCGTTGGCGGTAAAGTACACATCGTCGCTGACTGCGGCTGTGACGTTTGGAATACCAATTCCGTCATTCAACGCAGCAATTGCTGTAACTAATCCTGCTACATTGTTGTTGGGAATTGCTGGTACAGCAACTTGATAATTGTTGACGCGAATTGTATCTCCTGCTGTTAAACTTGGATTTGCAACAGGTGATGAAATTATTCCGTACACACGAGCTTGATTAACGTTGCGCTGTACTGCGCCAGTGTCATCGTTGGCATTTTGCGGTGCACCCGAATAAATGCTACAGTTTGTTGAGCATAAATCTACATCCCATCCAAATTGTGCTTGATAAATTGGCGTGTTGTCTGCTGTTTGATTAACAGTATCCCATGTGGATGTAGTTACAATTTGCTGCACTTGATTGAATATGTTGCTTTCAATTTCAACAATGTCGCCGACTGTCAATACAACAGCACTGGTCAATACAACATCGCTGCCAACTATGTTGAATCCACCGTTGATGTATTGTGCAGCATTGGTCAAGAACACATTGTTGATCAATACGCTAACAGGCGCTGCAGACCCTGACGGCAATGCAAAAGTTGTTGTGCCAGTTTCGTTTATACCAATTTGGTATCTCAACACACTACGATCGTAAACATATGTGCTGCCTGACTCCAACGTGCTAACAATGGTTGTTGGAGCACCAATTACAACTTGACGTCCGTCGGTTGAAGCAGCAACACTATAACCAAAGTTGGCGCTGCCTGCTGGACCAGCAATTTTGTCAATGTATCTGAAATATGTTTTGGCTAATGCATTGATTATAGCACCAGCAGCTGGATTGGATCCAGCTTCAAATGTAACTGTTGTTCCGGTAAATGTATAATCAATGTACGGACGCTGTACCAAGCCGTTGACTATCAATGTAAACGAGTTGGTGGTGGTTGCAGTATACAAATACTCTGCTAAATCAAAGTTACTTGTATTGTCAACGCCAGACCCAGCAGTAGTAAATGTAACAATGCCGCCAACGGTCACAGTTGATACTGTGACAACCAAATCATTTGCGGGTGATGTTCCACCACCAATGCTGGCAGCATTGATTGTAACAGTGTCGCCTATGGAATAATCCAAGCCAGGTGCAGTCAACTGCACAGCATATGTTCCGCGAGTACGGTCAACTGTGAATTTTGCTTGTGAACCTGCCCCAGATGTGGAATCTTGCGTTACGCTGTAATAAACTTGATGATCAAGCTGAGTGGCTTCGCGACGTGCAATTACAATTGTTAATCTAGATTCCGGAGCAGTAGTAAACAATACTGCATTTGCACTTAATGTATAATCAACACCTTCTATTTGTGCAGTATTGTTAACAACAACTACCATTTGACCTGGTTGTGTGTAATCAACAATAATATTGTCTGAAAATGCATATTGCTGAGTTGTGCCATCTGATGTGTATGTAACTGACTGCGGTGCTGAGTCAGCACGCCCGTATGCATAAACTGCATTTTCGGCAGGTGCTCCAACATAAACAATACGTTCGTCTTTGCTTATTGCAACTGATGTGCCAAAACTTCCTGCACTAGCAGCATAGTCCGGTGCAACCAACAATTGAGGCTGTGTAAACGCGCCCGAAGCAGACCGGTTGATAATTGATGCATACCCAACACCGCCGAAGCTGAGACTTGCTCCTGCCACTGCCCAAGTTTTATTACCAAAATCAATATTGTTTCCGTAACCCAACGTTCCGGGTGCAGTTAAGAACAACAAACTATCTTCAACGTATTCCCCAGCAGTGCCGCGCTGGTAAGGATATACTGCACCTGTTGCTGTGCTGGTCGAGTCATTGTAATAAGCAGGTGCGCCTACTAGTGCAGCAAGATTGTCATATGTTTGTGCAACACTTGTACCGTAACCAGTATTTTCTACAGGCAGATTCTGTGTTAAAGAATAGTTGTCAGCAAAGACATCTTGTTTCTCTAACACTTCCCATAACCCAGTGCCGTTGTTGTCAACCCAGGCCAGTGCGCCAGGCATCATGTCATCAGCGTATGATAATGAAGCAATGTCACTTGCTTGCGACACACGCATTGTGTCAAGATAAAACGCTAACCCAGACCCGGTTGCAGTGGTTTGATTGGTGTTGGGGAATGAATACGCTACTGTCAATGTAGTCGGTGTTGGTGTTGTTAGCACACGGAATACTCCGTTGACTGACTCGTTGAAGAAACGCACAATCAACAAATTGCCGCGCGTTAAATTGTGTATTGCTGAGAATGCAAATAAACTTGTTCCGTCTAGATTATCACTGACACGAGTAATTTTTCCAGGTGTTTGTGTTGCACGGTATACATTCCAGTCAACACTATTTGTTTTGGCTACCCAAATGCGTGTTCCTGCGCCAATGTTGTTGAGCTCTGCTGCAATAGAACTTGGATCGTCTAATGAAAATACTGTGATATCAACATCATCAATGTTTACATAACCTGCACTGGGCAAAGCTGTGTCCGTGATAGTAGATGTTGTTGTGGGAAGAACATTGGTTGATGTTAATTTGTAGCTTTGGTTCCATACATCATTCAAGTATACAGTTTGATTTGCTACACTTGTTTCACCAACATCAACAACTTGAATTGTTGATGGATCACTTTGTAACAACGCTTCGTTCAGTTGCAATTCAAAATAGCTACGGTTTGCATTGGCTCCGTATGTGCCACGGCGGATAGCCCAGTTTTCGTAGATCTGATAATCAGCAACTTCCTTGCCAAGGTTTGCACCTGTGAATATTTCAGCAGCAAGCGTTGTGCCTTTGGTGCCAATGAATTGTTGATATAGATTAACTTGGCTTGTGTCGTCAAGATTCAACGCAACCATATAGTCCCGTGGCTGGAATCCAATCAATCCAAAACTTAATAAATCAGTATCACGCTCTAAGTTGGTTGTTTGTGTATTGTAACTATTGGCCAGTTGGTCTGCTTTGTTGGCAATGTTGGGCAATAGGCCTTTTTGTATTTTTGTGTAATCGCTCTTGACCCAGTCAGAGTAAACAAATTCTATCTTTGGTTGCACAATTGTCTGTGCTGACCAGTAATTGTTTTTAAAGTTTACAATTTCGCCTTTGGCGTACTTGCGATTTGATACCCAGTTTTGAACATTGTCCTGATTAAGAATAAAGCCCTGGGCATTCAATGTTCCTTCCCACTCAGTGGTGGTCATTGCCACCACATTGATACGATTTTGTCTCGCAGCAGTTGTTGGGTTATAAATTAAATCGTTAAAGATACTGACATTGTCAAGAATTACAAGATTTTCATAACTTGTGTAACGCAAGTTGGCATACGCAATTGCTTGGCCATTGGTGCTGGTAACACTAAATCTATTTTCTAAACGTTCAATAGTTAAATTTCTAGCATCAAACGGCAAGCGGTTTTGATCCAACATTATATTTTCAATGTTTTGCATCATGACATTGTCAATTACTGCACCTGGTTTTTCAGCAATCAATTGATTTGCTGCAGGGTTTAAATTGATTAAACTATTAAGTCCCCATCCTTGGTTGGCCCAGTATAAAAATTCTCTTGCCATTTGTTGCCAGTCGAGCGGATATCCATTTTCTCTGTCTTCGCCGAAAATCAATCCTTGAGTGGTCAAGTATTGCCCGTAACTTAACAAAAAGTCAACCAATGACGATTGATTTGTGAATACAAATCCGTACGGCACTTGCACAACATCTGTTGAGTACTGTTTTGGTACACGAACCACACTGCCACCTGCTGAAACTGTTTGCAATTGACCATTGGCACGGCTGGCCAATATATTAAAATATGCGTCAGTGGTGCTGTATCCAAGCACAGCATATCCGTTTTCAACTGCTTGCACAATAACAGCGCTGTACGCAATTGAACTAAACGGCACGTTCTTGTACAACATCAAGTTGTAACTTTCGTCTGGCAATAACAAACTAGAATTTTGACTGTCAGGGCTAGAACGCTCGGTATATACTTTGAGATATTGCTTGTCTGTAAAACTGGCTGTTCTCCAGCATAGGCGCACATCAAGACTTGCCAACGCATCTTCTAACGCGTCAGTTGAATTGATACCCAACTGTTGATTGTAATCAACTATCCAGTTGATATAACTTGCTTTGCTAACAGGAGTCACTGTCCCATTGGTCGAAACATTGCCGCCATAAACTTGAACACCATTGGCATCCAATCTATAACGTCCGTTGTATAGATATTGGCCAAGGTCGGTGTCGTATTTGTAAAGGTCGCGGTCAGCAAACAAGCTGAAGAATTCTGCAGGACGTGTCAGTGCCAATAACCGCATAACTGCAAATGGATAGCTACTGCTTGTCCACCATGCAGCTTCAGCGGGGCCGCCATCGCCTACTATCCAGCTCTTACGGAAAGCATTGGGATTGTATGATCCAACTACGCTTTGCAGTGGTGACAGCAATGCACCTTCAGAGCCAGAAGGAATAAAATATGTTGACAAGTTTGGACGCTTGTATTTTTCAATCACATAAGGTGCCAGTGGGTCAGCCACATACCCAGCTTGAATGTCATCCCACAATATCAAGTTATCACTTGTGTAAGGAACAGGGCCATACCGGTTGGCCCACCATGTAGGCTGTTGACTGAACCCAAGCATTTCCCACGGTGTAGTAGATGGACTCAATGTATCATAAAAGTCTCTGTAAATTCCTCGCCATGCTCCGAGCAATGGCTCATTTTTTTGTTTGTCGCCTGCTTGGTCGTAGTTGTATGTGAACTCGTTACTACTGATATATTGTTGAGTTTTAAAGTCAATCTTGTTTTGGCCAATCCAGGTTAAGAAACTTTCACTGAGTATATTTGTAATTTCAGCAGCAGTGTAATCTGTTGTTCTGAAGTATCCGGGTATTACATTATCTGCAACAAGTGGCACTGGATTGTTTTGAGTTTTTAAGTTGTTAAACACTCTACGTTCAAATTCCAACAACACATCGTCGCGCAGGTCACCAAATGCAGCAGTGATACTGCCGTCGTGTCCACGAATTACGTTTGTAGGATTAACATAGTTTGTATCCAAAAACATTTCAGGCTTGTAAGCTCCGTACAATCCCAGCTTGGTAGGTGTATTGGGAACAAAACTTCCGGTGGTGGTGGTGTACTCGCGAATTGTAACTATGTCTCCAACCGCTAGTGTTGCAGAAACATTGATACGTGGTCCATCTGTGGCCACTGTGTAATTGTAGTTTAATGTCAGCAAGTTACCATTTAGATAAACCAACACACCTAAAAAGTTAGCAGATGTAAACGTATATGTTTGAACAGTATCAAACACACCTGTGGTGATTGGAGTAACAGTGTGATTTACTTCTGTATAAACACTTCCGCTTGGAATCATGTCGCTGTAGAAGAAACTGTTTACAGTTGATTTGCCCAGACTCATATCTGTAATAATAGAATCAAGAATCTGGCTTGTTGTGTATGTGCCCCATTCACTTAGAATAGAATTTTCTAACATTCTATTTTTAAATTTATTATATTCTCTATCGTTAAACTCTAATGATTTAAATATATTATACTCAGGTTCTCTCATAAAAAAGCCAGCCAGCGTTGCTGGAGAACTTTGTTGTAATATTGTTGTGCCATATTGGCTGATATTACCCAAGTCACGAGTATTGTTGGAACCGTTTATTTTACCTGAAAAATCTATTAGATTTTCTGCAATACTTTCGTAATGTGTTCGTACTGTGCCAAGTGTAAACGAACTACTATTTGCGTTGAACGGATTATTTTCTAAGTTAACAGGAACTTTGTAGAATCCTGTTTTGCTGACTTGATTGCTCAGTGCTTGCACTTCAATTACTGAGCCGGGAAGATAAATTTTATCAAGCGTAATTACAGTTGTGGCAGCATTTCTTGTAACTGTGTAATCGCCTGGCAATACAAATTCATTTGCCACATACAATAAAATTGGAGGAACTACTGTGTTTTCAGAAACAACAATGTCCAATTGTAAAGACCGGCCGTCATATGTGAATTGGAACTGCTGACGAATTTGACTTGGTGCAACTGCAACTTCCCAACCAATGTTGCGCGAATACAAAACACGGTCTGCATACTGGTATACAAAACCAGCACTGACATTGCCAACAACACCAGATGTACCAGTTACATAGTTAAATGTATCAACGTATAAGTTGTTATCAAACACAATATCGCCAATGTTGGCAAGACTCAAATAACGAATCGGAAATGCCAACACAGGGTCTGCTGTTCCTGTGCCTGTTGCATAGCTGAATAGTTTACTGCCAACAAAAGTAGAACTAGGGTATGTTGTTTGGTTGCTAAAACTTACACCAGCAGAATCAAACACATCGAACAAAGGTGCTTGGTTGGCAGAAGTTTTTTCTTGTGCCAATATCCAATCAACACCATCAAAGTAATAACTTAGGCCTTGTTGTTTTAGCCCATTTAATGCAACTACAGTTTGATCAATTAGCACTGCAGAATCAAATGCCGGCGTTAAATTTATAATAGGCTGGTTAATCAATGGATTAACTGTGTCAGGTTCAATGAATTCTACATTGTATATTTTATTACGAACTTGTAAATCCAAGTCATTGGCAAAAATAATGCGGCTACCAGTGATAAGTGTATAACCGTCGGTGCTATAACCGATTGAGCCGTTGATATCACTGAATGCATCGGTTGAATTAAAATCAACAATGTTAACTGGTTGTTTACCTTGTGTTCCAAATCCAAATAATTTTGTTCCGGTGTTGAACTCTAAAATCGGACGCTTGCCTCTAAATTCATTGTTCAATACTGCTACAGTATTGTTGTACGCAGCACTGGCATTGATAACTTCAATATGGAACCAACGGTTAGACCGTGTCCATGCATTTAAATCAGCACTGGCACGATTGATTGTTATGTAGTCCGGAATTTCCGGAGCATTGTCTGTGGCATCAAAATTGCCAATGTCGTAGCCAGTACTATCGTAAGGAACACTGGCACTTTGTGTATATGTTTCGGGAGTGATGAAATCAGCAACTGGCAATAATTTAATTGCAGTTCCTACACCGTCAACGTAGTATTGCTGATTTTCGTAACTGGCAGGAAATGTTGTGCCACGGAATTGTATTTTCAACCCGTTAGTAAAAATTACCCCCGTTGGACTGGTATATGTTGGTTGCCCAATAACATCGTCAATAAAGATTGTGTCAGCTTGGTCTTGGTCAATAATACGTAACTGTCCAAAAATCTCTGGGTCAGTTCCGTCTTGGTAATACAACACATCTTTGATTGCTGTCAACAAAGGAATCTGTTCAAACACACCATTGGCATTTTTATACCAATCAGTGTTTGAATACTCAGTTCCAAATGCTATGTTAAATTTGTCCAAATTATCAACAAGTAATACATTGTTCAATTTGATGTATTGCTGGCCACCTGTGGTAGTAACATATTCAATTTTCCATACACTATAACGTTGTGATTGAGTTAACGGTGTTGCTTGTGCGAACGGAATACTGTCAAAAGATCCAACACCACCTGCGCCGCCGGTGTTGATTAACGGATCAAATTGTGTGGCCAGATCCCATCCGCCTTGGTCAGCACTAGCATTGCTAACAAATGCAACAGTTCGGCCATCTAAGTTAGTTATACCATCAATACCACTTGGATTTTGTGTAAAGAATTCTGTCAAGAATTGATTGTTTATTTGTTCAAATTTTAAATTAGTTATTAAATCAACTGAGCCAATGCTGGGCAGCGAATAATAAAAACTTTGTGCAGTTGATTGCGGAACATTAAATGTGACTGATCCAAGATCTTCGCCGTTGTTGGTTACCCCCAGTACATCTCTGCTGCTGATGTTTGGCGACCACGGTAATGTTCCGGCGGTGCCTGGCTCTGCTTGAATCCAGAAACCAGGGCCATTGCCAGGCGTTCCGTCTACAATTGCAAATGTTCCTTGCATATTGAATTGTGATTCGCTGGCGTAGTATAAATTATCTGGTGCATCCTGCGGCACAGTAAATGTAATATTTCCAGTTTGTGAACCATTGCGAGTTACGCCTGTGTTGTATTGATTACCTGTGCCTTGACTTGGCGCTGTCTTGATCCAAAAAGGTGATGCTACATCAAGATTTAAATTAAAAATATAAGTGTTGCCGCGTACTAATGTTAGTGCTGGGTTTGGTGCATAATCAATTACATATGCAGATATGCCAGTTGATGTGACACGGAAATTTACTGATTCTTTTTTATTCTGTGCTACATTAAATGTATAATTGCCGCCACGAACAAGAGTGATTGCAGGATTGTTCGTGGTATAATTAGAGAAAGTATATACGCCATTTTCTCTTGTGACGGTATAATTGGCGGTTAGCGGAACAGCAGTGGCGCCAACATTGACAGACAACGGGCCTGCAGGTAACCAATAATATTGACTAAAGTTTACAAACTTGTCAAAGTTGACTTGTGGATTCCATGTATAGTATTCACTGGTGTAAAGGCGACTGCTGTTGTTGGTGAACGCACCTTGAGTTGCCAGCGCATCATTGATGCCAGGATATGTAATGGCATCTTCAACAGTGTCACTATCGGTCTTTAACATAACAACACCGGGTTCTAACTGATAGTTGGTACGAGCAGTTGTGGGTTCCACTACATATCGACTGTCGGCATTGACTCCTGGTCCAACGCGGCGGCCAACAAACCCTTGTGTCTTTTTAAACTGGGGTTCCTGAACCAGTTGATCTAAGGTAGCAGCTAAAAACTGTTTGTTTGTAGATGTTTGAAATATTTCAGGTAAGAAATCTACCGTTCTCACTTTTGCCATTAAATTACTCCGCTGCCTGGGGCAGTTCTAAGGTTGGTACTTGTTAATGCTTCAATAACTTGAATGTCAACCACTGTGGCAGCGTTGACAAATATCTCGTTGGGAGCTGATCTAATTTCATATAGATCACCAAAACTCTTTTGTGGATTTAGCGGTACCAGCACAACAGAACTCACAATGTCGCCCATCTGTTGGTGCAAGTACGCTGACAGTTCTGAGAAGTAAAATACATCACCAAAATCCCAATTTTCAATTGCAAAATACGCATCTAAGTTGGCCACTACAGTGCTCTTAATTTCACTAATAGATGCAGTTGAATTGCTGGCACGAATAACTTTTATAGTTGCTCGTAATTGTTCAGCAGCCTTGGCACCAAACAACGGTTTAAAATTTACAGGATTAACAATCATGTTGTCAGAAATCATTTTATAATCTTGTAATCCTGCATACTCTGTACTTAGCGCATCAATTGTTGGGGGTGTTGGCTCTACTACTGTGTTGGTAGAGTCTTGAATATAATTTCTATAAGCAGTGTAATAGGCCTGCGTTACAACATACAAATCAATGATGTTTGTTGAGCCTGGGTCAATGCGATTGGTCAATGCACTATTGTGACGATACTGGTAGTATAAATCTTGGCGGCCAACGCGGGTTTGATATTCTGTTGTTGTTACTAATACTGTTGTACCGAAGGTAGTCAAACTTAAAATATAAAATAGTTTGTCTGTATAAGCATAAAACACTTGTCCAACAATGTATTGAGCTTTTTCTAATGTGATGTCATTGAATGTTGCGTACTGGCCATTGACAGTGCCTGGCGCAACCAATACAAAACGTTCAAGACTATCAAAGTCTATAATCTTCTGAAAAAATACCAATTTGGTAGTTGCGGCCACATCCGGAGCAACAATTTCGTTAAAGAAATCTGGATTATCTGGCACTCCATCGGCATCTTTGTCTTGCCAAGACACCAACACCTGGTAATCATCAACATAACCATCTGGTTGCACTGGTTGTGCAATAATACGCATTGTGATGTCACTATCAAGCGGCAGGTTTGAGTCAGGGCGACTGTTTGTTTTCAACACTCTCACAAAGTCACGAATAACTGTTCCTGTGCGACTGTCGTACACTTGCTCGTCGCCGTAGAAGAAAAAGCGTGTTTCAAGAACGCTGCCAAAGTAATAGTTCAGTGCTCGTGTTGTTACTGTATATGATTCACCGTCTGTTGCAAACTGTACAACCCAACTGGCATCAAGATTTGCGCCAGAAGTGTCTTGTGCATAGTCTTGACTCCAAGTAGCGTTTGCTGCAAGATTAGATGCAGTAATTACATACCAAGTGTTGGTTAAGTTGTTGTAGCCTAGACCAAAATTGCGGTACAGTTCAATTTGTGTCAGTGCAGTTTGTTTGACAGTTGTTCCTAGATCAGTTACAAATAACGGAATAACTTCGACACATTGTGCATTTGTAGGAACATAGTTGTTGAGAACTACAGGACCAAGACCGCTGGTAAAGTTGCCAATGCCTTGATTGGTTCCATCAAGATATACCGCGGTAGCAGAAGCCCATATGGTTAATTTTTCGTCTGCCCTTGTGGGAGTTCCCAGCACTAATCTATTGTTGGCGTCAAAATAATAGCCAGTTGGAGATTTAAATTTAATCAAACTTCCGAGCTGGACATATTGCATGTTGCCGCTGGAATACGTGCCCACTGACACAGGAAGTCCAGCAGCGTTTTTAAAATAACCAGTTGTTTCATTGGCCAATGTTGTACTTTGATTCCAGCTAACTGACAGTGATGTCAATAACGGTCTTGGAAAATTTGCATAATAAAATTGTACAGCAGCGTCTGTTGCTATCAACGGCTCAACTCGATTAGAAAGTGCATCACTTATATCATTGGTTGTCAACCAACTGAACAAAAATGTTGGCAACTCGTTTGATTCATACAGCGCGCCATCGCTACCAAATGTATTGGTGGAACTGTATTTGCCTGTGTTGTCAACCAGGTCAAGGTAACGACTGGTGCCTATTGATGCACGGTTGAGTGCTTTGGATTTGATAATTGAATTGTAAGCAGTAAACGGAAAGTTATTGTAATCTTCTCCGTTGACCATACGGTTCTGTGTATAGTATCGGGCAGGGGCACGTTGCTTGATTTCATCAATGGTTTCACGAGCAAGTGCATTGCTCACCGGCTCTGTTATGCCACACGTAACTGTCAGTGTTTCTAACTGGCCGGTACGGCTAACATAGCTGATACTTAGAATTACATTTTGCATTTCTTCTGGATTGATAATATACTGCAACCCATTTGATGCTCGCACATAGGACCGGAAAAATCCCACAGGGATTTCAGAAAATACACCGTCGCCAAAATTCAATGTGATTTGATCATTTGCTCTACTGGCAACTGAATATATAGGACGCAACGATTCTTGTTGCTCTGCCGCGGCTGTATAAACGCTTTCAACATAATCCCATTCGCGGGCAATATTTCCAACATTGTCTAATTGATACAACCAACGATCTGTATTGTTGACACCTTCAATGTTGACGTTGACTGCACGGTTGGCAATGCGTTCGGCTAAATTAAAATCTTGATTTTGCAGTACGCCTTGTTTAAAGTAAAAGAAGAATCCAGTATCAGCAGACGCAAAACCCAATTGGTCGTTGCGGAACAGCATGCCAAACTGTCCATTTGGCTGTGGACTTGGTTCGTAAACATATTCTACACCAGCAGGCAATCCGGTGGCAGTGGCACTTACAGCTTCGAACGGCATGTTTACGCCATCAATAACTGCACTGAATGGAATCACAGGAAGGAATCCCGGAACCAAGTTGACTGTGTATTCATCTGTGCGAATACCTTGGAGTGTTGTCCTGTTACCTGGACGACCCACACGTTGTGTGTTTATCAACGCAGAATTTATAATGGCATTGAATTGTTCTTGCCAGTCAAAGTTTGTGGGATCGGCCCAATTGACAGTGATGTTGGCCAAGTTGATGCCGTTGTAGTCAATTACATTTTCTGTTGTTTGTATTGAAAATACTTTGAGATATCCGTTTGCTTCAGTGTTGCGTTTGGGGGTGTAACTTACCAAGTTGGCAAGTTTGACAACACTGTCTCGACGTTCAGCAGTGTCTAAATAATTTTCACGAGTGTTTAGGTCTGTGCGGAAAGCCAACGACTGGCCCATAAATGCCATTACATCTAGTATGGCAATAAATTCCGATGATTCAATGTAGTCATTGAATGTTTCTGGATAGTACAATCGTACATAATCAACAAAACTCTTGCGCAGAGTTTCGAAGTCATAACTTTGGAAGTCAGCTTCGCGGTAAGTTTGATAGATTCGTTTCCAATCTTCAACTCCAAATACTGCGGTTTGTCTAGTAGTTTTTGCCATAATAATCCATCTTGTGAATTATTTATGGCGAAAATAAACCACCCAGTTTATGTTTATGAGTAGTTTGCTGTGGCAGTTTGTTGGTCAAAGTAGACGCTTAAAAATTCACTTGTTTGTCCCGGCACCATCATCAGTTCAATTTCAATCAATATACCATGCAGTTGCGGATACATGTTGGCGGATTGCAAATAAATCCGTGGATCTAAACTGGCTATTCTTTGTATTTCGGCCAGTATAGCACGTTCAGTATCTTGAGTTTGATTTTCAAATATGTAACTCCATATCATGGTTCCATAACCCGGGCGTCCAACCAGTTGCCCTTGTGTTATATTAAGTGCATTTAATAGATCACGCTTGACCAACTCAAAATCTACCAAGGTAAATTTCTTTGTTTGCCCTATTGTGTTAAAACCTCTGAATGTTGTCATAGTTGTATTTACTTGTATTTTAAGTTACAGCCACCGGAGGCAATCCTAATCTTGCTCTAACAATTGGATCGTTGCCTGTGTACGGTGGCGCATTGGGATCGCCCAATGAGTTAGCGCCAGCGTTCAATGCACCTGACAGTCCCGACAATCCGCCCAGCTCGCTGGGTATACTTCCATTCAGTAAACTCTTGGCCTTTTGCCCAGCAGCTTGCAATGCACCTGACAGTCCCGACAATCCGCCCAGCTCGCTGGGTATACTTCCATTCAGTAAACTCTTGGCCTTTTGCCCAGCAGCTTGCAATGCTGATGTGTCAACTGCTTGCGGACTGAACGTAGGAGTTGAAATTTTAGTACTGCCGACAAGTTTAGTAAATGCTGCATTTACAGTTGTTCTATCAATTGTTTTGCTGAACCCAGCAGCTGGTATAACGCCTGCAACCGCAGCTGGCAATTTAAAATCACTAAAATTAACAGCAAATTGTCCTTGCTTGGCTAAAGAATCCATTTGACTTTTTATTGAAGCAGAATTAATAGTTGGTATCTGACCTTTTGCCCACACTAATGCATTGTCAACGCCGAACTTGCTAGAAATTGCTAGTAATCCCCCAAGAGCAGCTATTCCTCGGTCTAGTGAGTTTGTCAGTCCTGACAAACTAGCAGTTGAAAGGCTGCTGATTGCTGTTTGCACAGAAGACAATTCACCTGTTGTAGCATTATATATTTGTCCGCTGGGCGCAACAGCATCAGTTCCAGGTGTTACAATTTCTCCGGTCTGAACTAGTTTAGTGTAGCTGTCTTTTATAATTCCAAGCTGAATTTTATCTTGTAGTTTGGAGTTAGTGAGCAAATCATCAAGTTTGATTACCCCGTCTTTACCGGTCCACACTGATGGACTTTTTAATAAATCAACAGCGTTGTTTGCTGTTGGTGCATACCTCGAAGCTGTGCCACATTTTATATGGCCGGATCCTTCAAGCTGGTCTATGTCAAACCCGTATTTGCCAACTCCCAAAGCAGGAGTAGCCAAATCGGCGGGTTGGCAAACACTTGCAGCAACTGCTGCCATTACTGCTTGTACTTGTGTTGCAGACAATGGACCAATCGGAGTTGTTACCACCGATGTTTCGACATACTCAGACACAGTAATACCGTTGTTGATCGGAACATCCGCAAGTGTTGGCAACGATGAAATTATAGTAACAGTTCCGGTAGGAGTAGCGTTTGCAACAGAAGAGCCGCTGACAAAGCCGTCGGTATAAATTGCCAACAACGGAATATCCGGAACGCCTGCTGTTCCTCTTGTCAACCGTGACTTTGCAAATTCAGTCACAGTTGTTTCTACTGATTGTAAACTGTCGCCCGACGACAGTCCAATAAACGCACCTGCTGCCAATTGCTCAAGGTAAACTCTTTCGGCTTCGACTGCTGTAGTGCCAGCAGGAGCTTCTAGTGTGAATAACTTTCCATTGGGAAGATTAAAACTAAACTTGGCCATATTATGTCACTGTTCCTTTAAATCCTGGTGGCAGCGGAGGAGTGTTTGGTGGAGTAGACGGTTGACCAGGCTCCATTGATATTTCTACACCGACACCTTGGTTATGGAACGGCCAAGGTTCGTGTGTTGGTGCTCTTGTAACAATACTTTCTAATCCAGTGGGAGAAACTTGCCAACCGGTTGCTTGATTAAATTCTGTGCTAGGCATTACTCGTTTTGGTAATTTCTTAGGCGGATTGACATTTTCAGCAGCGCCGAAGTTGAGATCAATACCTCCTGCACGAAGTACCATTTCGCAACCGGCATCCCATGATCCTTTGTTGCTGTACAACGCCAAGCTGCCGTCGGCACGAACAGCAATACGAGCTTTGCTGTACAACACAGTTTCGTCGGTACTGTACAATGTTATTTTTTTGTCAGATTCTATTGTTGTATTGCCTGCACTCTTCATATTGATCGATTTACCAGCAAACATGTTGATGTCTTCATCTGCATGAAGATTGATTGTTCCTTGTGTGCGAACGTTGACTGAGTTTGTGGCGTATACATCTAGCGTGCCTTCTTGTCCCAACTCCAACCAGGCCTGACCGTTGGCATGAATAATGTACAAAAAGTTGCCATCGTCGCTCATTGTGATTTGATGGCCACCGCTGGTACGAACACGCACAAGATTGTCTTTGCCATCAATATTTCCATCGTCCAGCACAATGCTGTGTCCACCGCGGCGTCCAATTACATTTACATCATTTGAACTGATGGAGTTGTCGTTAATACGTTTTTGAATGTCAGATTCAGACAGTCCACCGTTGTACACTGGGCGTCCGGGTGTGCTGATCCCAAACACTGCACTGGGACTTTCTCGCTGACTAGTTGAACTGATTGGGCCGCGTTGCGGATCTGTTAGTGTACCTTGCTGAAACATCTCAGCTGCCAAGAAACTGTGCACAGGTTTTGGCTGGTCAAAGTATTGTGGATTGTCGTTAATCTGCTTGTTGTTTGGATTGATTTCGGTAACTGGTAGTACCTTTGCACCGTTGTAATAGCTTTTTTGATCGCTATTTTGTAAATTAAATTTTGTACTCGCCCCAATGGCAGGAATCATATGCGTCATTCCTTGTTCGGGAATACAACCCATGTAATAGCCTAAGTTTGGATCACCTCCAGCAAAGAAACACAATACACTAACTCCGAGGTCCGGCGGTGTCATCCACATGCCATAGCTTTGTGGGTTTCCGTCCAAGTATCCGCCCACAGAATCAGTTGTTCCTTTTTTTCCTGGTTGAGGAGGAGTAGATCCGTAAAATGGAGAACAATAACTGACAGTACGCCACACTGTTGTATCGTCCGGATTGTTGCCGGCTAGTTGTTCAATAAACACTTCTAACCGGCCTTGCCTGGTGGGATCAACATTGTTTTTTACTACGCCAACAAATGGACCAAATATTGCAGACATGCCGCCGCGATCAAACTTGTAGTTGGATGCTACGCCTTTACTTCGTTGTATATTATCTGCCATTGTTTATCCTTAATCGTCTTTAGACATTAGCTGGTTATTGAAAATTTGTGCTTCTGGATCATCTGCGTTAACTGCCGAATTAACGTCTGAGGCAGCGGAAGGGCGCAGTCTAGGAGGTGGTGCAAACGACGGTGCAAACACTTGTGCTTCCGGATCATCTGCGTTGAACGCTGTGTTGACGTCGGGCTCACTGGGAGTAAACGGCAGAATAGAAGTTCCGCTGTTGTTAACCGATGGGCCAGTTTGTTCAGCCATTCCTGCAAATTCACTTGAATTGTTAAATGCCGATGTGGCGTCTTGATTGATTTTTAAAACGCTGGCATCTCTAATTTGTGTTGGTGTTTGCGCCGCTGGTCTATTCCCGGCGTTGGCTAACCTGGCTGTTTCAGCTGTTGACTCAGTGGGCGGTGATCCAGTGCCCACTGCTTTTATTTCCAGAAGCGGCAATTGTACTATTGAACCTAACAATTCTTGTTCAAACTTGCCATTGCTAAATGTGCTAGTTACAGAAGTGGCTTTGTAGGTGTAAATTGCTTGCGGATCTTGTCCAACATTGGGATTTGCAAGTCCGGTGCCATTCACATCATAATCAACTCCGGGATTCCATTGCAAATCAAAAATAATTTCTTGTGCGTCAAAATTTATTGACCCGTCGGGTTCAAAAGGATTAAAATTGAAATTCAAAGAGTCTATCCCGACAGCAGCTTCGCCTTGCTGCAACCACGCAGGATCTCCAATTATTCCTAAGCGAGTAATGCTGATGTCAGATGGACTATACAAGTAATCAGCGGCCGATGCGCCAATTGAGTTGGTCTTGCCTTCAGCACCTTGGCTGCTGCTGGCAGCAACTGCTGCTTGATACACATAAGCAGGACTTTCCCTGTGATTTGTTTTTGCTCGGAATAGACCCAAAGTGCTGGGAGTTGTAAATGTCACGTTGAACAAACTGTTGAATGCTTGTTCAAATCGTATTACTTGTGCGTTCTGGCCTGTGAACCAATATTTGTAACTTTTATGACGTCCGCGCAATCTTGCTTCTGGATAAAATTCACTATTCATATCATTGATGCCGTAAGCACTGATGACATATTTAATATTGTAGGCAAAATCGTTACGCCCAGAATCAAACGCAATTGGTATAGATTGAACTGAGATTTTATACCATGCCAGATCGCCCAATGGATTTTGTGGCTTTGTTTCTTGTGTGATTTCGTCAATTATTACATTTGCTTGGTCAGTAATGTAACTGCTGTTTTTTAATATTTCGTCTAATACTGCCACAATCGGCGTGCCGGCAACAATTTCAAATATTCTAACATCATAAGCAACTGAATTGCTTTTGGGATTAACTTTGTCAGATGGATTTTTAGACCGTTGCATTGGTGTCTTGGATTTGCTGGGTGTGCCGCCTTTGGCAACACGTGAGTCGCCAAGAATGGCAGGAGCAAACTCTATGCTGTAAATGTTGGCTATTTTGAATGGGCCAGCTTTGACCATCTCAGCTTCTTGATTGTTTAGTGCAGAAACAAGTCCAATTGCAACGTTTTTACTTACACTGGGCGCAGCATTTGCTTTGGGAGGTGTAGTGCTTTGTATATTGGCGTTGGCCTGGGCTGCGTTGCCTGTTCCATTTAATGGTCGTGCATTAGTTACCATATCATGCTCCTCCTATATAAGGATCGTCAGAGTCCAGCAGTTGATCGTCTGCTATAGGAGCTTTGTAAGTTGTAGATCGAGGGTCTGTTGATGCATTTAATCTGGAAGTTTTTCTACCGTCGCTGGGCGATACTTCTGACAGCACTACACCATTGGTTAATAAGTCTTTTACTGTTGCACCAGATATTTTAACTGATGATTTCACTACACCCAAGTTGGAGCCAAACCCCACTAGATAAGAAATTGGAATTCCCTTGACTGTGTATTCAACCAACTTGTTGGCAACTGTAAAAGTGATATTGTTAAGGCCAAAAGGTATAATTTTTTCAACTACCACACCGTTGTTTCCGGCTTGCACAAGTTTTCCTTCGTTGTTGTAGCCATAAAATCTAATAACCAATGCATAAGCTGCTGCACGATAGGGAATTCTATTTGTCGGGTCCTGGTCTTTGTATTGGTCAGTGACTGCTTTCAACAAACTGTCGATCAATGTTATGTTGGCAGGTTCTGTCACAGTGAATTCTAGAGAAGCTGAATTATGTGCTTTGTTGCTGCCTTTTCCGGTGATTACACTTTGTATTTTTAAATTGTCAAGATAAAAGTCATTTTTAAAAAACGGACTACGACCCACAATGTTGTTTTTTATGTCGCCAAAATCAGCAGCTGAACCACCGCTTTGTATCAGCAAACTGTAGTTGCTTAATACGGGCTTGTGACTTTTTTGCATTTCTGCATATGCATCGGGCTTTAACAAATACCAACCAATGTTGTATGTGTAACTGGCATATTGGTCCAGCACGTTTGGCTGTGGTGCAAATGGTTTTTTGCTGAACGAATTGATAATTCTTGTTGTGTTGGCTGCTGTTGCTCCGTCCTCGCCTGTTGCGCCTGCTCCTGCTGGCCCTGCGGCCTCGCCTGGCCTGATGTATTCACTTTGCTGATTGCCAGAATTGACTGTGTACTCGCCAGCAGAATTGTTTAATTCTTCTTTGTTGGCAGAAATGTATTCCTTCATCACGCTGTTGGCATCAGGAGATACACTTTGTGTGTCTGTTAATTTTTTTACAGGAGGGTTGATTCCGGTTTCTGTTTCGCCTGCCAACGCAGCCGCTTGTTGAGTGTTGAGCCGTTCGTTGACATTGGCAAGCGGCAACGAAGGCGCTTGAGACGTGCCGGCCAGACTGCTAGTAACTTCTGACTGAGCAGTTGACGTGCTACTGGTGCTTAGTAACACTTCAATTTCGGTTACTACTGCTGCTAACCGTATATTAAGTTGCTGAATTTCCTGGGTTGCTGTTGCATTTCCGGCTTGCGACTGTTGTGCTAATGCTGCTCGCCGACTCAACAGTTGCTGTCGTTCTGCTTCTAAACTGTTAATATCTGCCATTGATTAAAACCCCAGCACTGATCTCAGTGTGCTCAATTTAGGAATATAGATATTGGTATTCATTACAAAATCCAATGGTGGCTTGGTCAATGTGTTTGGGTTGCGTTGATAAAATACCCACCATAGTGCACCATTTTGGTACAAGTCAAACGCCAATAGGTCTGGACGATATTGATAAGTTTGATTGATAACAAACAACAAATCATCACTTTGCTTGGGTATTGGTCTGTTGACCATTGTATCCAAAAAGAATTGACTGTAGCCAGTATTTGCGTATGGACTGGTTGCATTGTATGTTGCCATTACCACATGCCTCCTTTGAGCAAGTCACCATTGGCGTACTGTCGTACGCTGAATCGTTGACTTTGTGCCTGACGACTCACAACCGGCAACAGTGTTATGTTGATATTCATTTTTGTTGGCACATATGTTGGGATAGTGTTTGATCCCAGTGTTGCAGGTGCAGGTGGTTTGTTTTCACCACCTGCCGGCATTGATTGTCCATTGAACAATTTTGAACTTGCCAATCTGTTGATTGCTCCACCAACAAACCCACCTAGTACGCCGCCGCCCCAGCTTGTGCCGGGCCCAGTTGAGTTGTTTGATTGGCGTTGTTGCAGCATGCTGCTGTTATTTACGTTGGGGCTGTATGCACGGACATAATCTACGTCGGCTGGCAAATCATATGTGAATGATGTCACAACACAAGGATGTTCATTGAATTGGAACTCTCCAAGACCGGTCAAGTAAACCAACGGTGGTGGCGATCCTCTTTGCGGATCTTGGCCATAGAACATTTTGGTCACACTTTTAAAAAAGTGTATCACTGCCAGTAAATATTCAGCTTCGGCTGTACTCTGTGCAGTAAACGGACAACTTATTATCACTGGCTCAACAGAACTACCTTGATAAAAATATCCTTTGTAGTTTGAATGTGTGATGTCCACCGCAGAGTAATTGGCTTTGTAACTTGTGTTGATTGTGGGAGTGTACGGAAACAGCACACCGTCTGTTGCCGACAATGGAGATAAAATTCCCGAGTTGGGCGCTTTGTACAAATAATCAGCCAACGGCGCCAAACGCAGTTTAACACGCCAGTCAGCATTGTTTCTGTTGCTGCGCTGATTGGCAATTGTATTTTGTGCTCTGGCTTTATCCAATGTTGCGGCTTGTTCTGCGGCTTGTTCTGCGGTGAGGGCGGCCTGAGCAGTAGCAGCCGACGCTTCGTCAAATGCTGCTGCGGCTTCCAATCTAGATTGCTCGTATGGATCTATGCCGCTTTGATCCAACACTACTTCAGTCACTGCGTTGCTGCCTGCAAGCGACGGCAATGTGACCAATGGAGAAAGATCAAAATCACCAAAGTTGTCATCAGTAATGCCGGCTGCAAGCCTGGCCGCTGTCGGCGAAAGTCCCTGTGCAATAGCTTGATTGTATGCGTTGATTATTTCTTGGTTAGTTGGCATTGGTAATATTACCCTCGTAGCATATATTTAGTGGAAAAATAAACTGGGTGTTTAATGATCTGGTTGACAAGTACATAATCTGTGTTACAATAAATATATTATTAGGAGAAACTGCCTGTGGCAACAAAACGTACCATATCCACCTTGGATCCCACACAATCAATAGCAGCTACGCCGCCTGCACCAAAAGTAAATTATCTAAACAACAGAGATATTTTAAAAGAGATTCATGCTAGTAAAAACACATATTGCTACTACATCAATCCCGAAACTGACAGTCAATACGACATCATTTTGCCCAGTCTGGACAAGATCAACCAACGCACTGTGGCAGAAGCACGCCGTAATCGTGCTGACCGTCTCAAGCGGCTGGGCACCATTGTTGATCCGTTGAAGATTCCCAATACTGATTTGGTTTTTCGTATCAGCTGCTGGGATCATATTCCAATGGCAGAGAAAAAAATTCCTAAGTCTGCACAAAAGAAAAAACAAAAACTAGAAGATCTTTTGGAATTTGTCGAAGATGAACCAGTTGATGATTCACTTGACGAAATATCGGACAAAGGATTTATCAATCCTGTTCGTCAGCGTTTGAATTTTCCTCCGTTTGAACATTTTCGTATTGACGCAAACAAAGAAAAGTACATTGTGGGACGCAGCCATTGGAAAGGTAATCTTGAAACCGGAGAGTTCAGCAAGGATCACGGCGACATGACACGCAAACTGGCACACATGTTTATGAAACTGTGTGAACGCTATGCTACTCGTAGCAACTGGCGTGGTTACACCTACAACGAAGAAATGCGGGGACAAGCATTGCTACAGTTGAGCCAAATTGGTTTGCAGTTTGACGAATCAAAAAGCCAAAACCCATTTGCTTACTACACAGCAGCCATCACCAATTCGTTTACACGTATTTTGAACTTGGAAAAGAAAAACCAAAACATTCGCGATGACATTTTGGAGATCAATGGTCTAAGCCCAAGTTGGACTAGACAAAATCTTGGCAAAGCCACCATGGCTCAATTGAGTGGTCCTGTTACCATCACCACATGTTTGACCTCGTCTAATTAATGATTAAAACAACAATTCCTATATTATTCAGTGGTGGCAGTTATGGAACTTATCTCGAATGGGTATTGACTACGCTAACCACTGACTTAGAAATTTTTGCACCGTTTACCAGTGTGGGCAATAGTCATAAATTTAAAGGCAATCATCTTGTTAACATGAATGGATGGCACACTTACGTAAAAAACAACAACCCACTTAAATTTGTAAGATTTCA